TTGCCCAATTTATTACACGGTGTATTTTGTCTATGTTAAACTTTTCCAAGTGACCGTTTCTTTTTTTAACATGAATAGTACTCATACAAGTTACAGCTTATTTATTTTTTTGCAGCAGTTAATCTATGATTTTGGGTCTAAGAAGGCAAACATGTACAAACTACCAACGCGTTGATAAATAGGAATGTTATTCTCATTGCCATCAAAGCTTTCTGTATTTATATCAGCAAAGAATTTTTCCCTGTGAGAGGTATCAATTGGATACAGATAGGGAAAGAAATACAGGAAACAAGAATAGCATGATATGTCTTGCTCCACACAAAAGCTGGAGTAATCACTCAGATTGATGGGTTGTTTGTCCTGCAGGTGTTTTAAGAGTTTGTTGGGCTTGTTGTTCATTATGCCATAGAAATTTAATTTGTTGTTGGTAGGATAAGAAAACCTAACCGGTTTGAGAGATTCACAAATGCTGTACCTGGCTTCATCATATTTATTTTTTATGATGTATCCTAAGAACAAGCAAGGATATTGATTGGTATCGAGTGTGTTGTAAGGCTTATCTAGTTCTTGGTTTGCCAGTTCACAATCTAATATCATTTCCATGTTCACATTGTATAGACATATTATTAATATTCAATGGATTAAATTGTGAAAGTAGAAGAAACTGAGAAGTTAGGAAGCTTGTAAATGTAAACGACCAGCTTGCCGCCACCTTTGTCATAAGTCACAGCCACCCTGTCTCCTGTGACCACCAACGAGGAGACTGTGCCTGAATTTATCTTGTAAGAGGCCATGGGAATGCCTGTCTCCAGATCTACGCATCTTAAATTCTGGCCATCTTGTACAACTGTGTATGCTTTCATAATATTTTGTTTAAAAATTCTTTGACCTCAGGATCAGTATTATTTATGGTCAGAGATGATACAGCCGAGAATACAGTGTCCTTTTTAATGCCATATTCGTTGCGAAACAAACCATCAATGATGCATGCATCAGGCAAAGGAAATGCATCTGGTGTTTCAAATTGTTTTCTTATTTGTTCCACAGTGAACCCTTGTTCCAGCAGATCTCTTGCTTCTTTGCAAATGTAAGCAGCATGCAAGGATTCTTCAGAATCTGCTTTCTCCAGCTTCTTGCTGTAATAATCAGCACTGGCGTTCAGCACTTTGCCTGAAATGATGCAGGTTAGTTTTCTGCTTCTCATCTCAGTGACTTGCTGGCACACAAACAATGCTCATGATAAGGACATGTTCTGCAACGGCCCTCTTTGCTATATTCATTGTTGTAATAAATGTCTGGTCTGATGCATGTGCCTCCATATGGCACTTGGCATTGATTGGGACCACCTGTGGCCCATTCTGTGAAAGCCTTGCTGCAGCTTTGTATCTTTTGTTGCAATTCATAGTAATCTTTTTCGTTCTTTTCTGATTGTTCTCTGCGAGCTTTGACATCTTCTGCAGAAATGGCTCTTTTTCTGTTCTTCTTGAGCAACTTCAATTTAAACAGTACCTCTAGGTCTACTGACTTGGAGAAATCGGTTTTCAACATGGATCTCACCTGTTCTATTGTATTTCCCTGTTTCAACAGCTTACTGGCTTCTTTGCACACAAAGAATTTGTGCACCATTTCCAGTGATCCGAATTTGTTTATCTTATTGTTTAGATTGGAAGAACTTACATGTTTCTCAATGCCGGTCACAATGCAATTTAATTTTACGCTTTTCACAGAATCTAATTGTAATTGAAGTAGTAAAAATATCAAGAATAATAAATAATACATATGCCCTTAGATCCAATCACCAGAATATTAGTCAGAAGAGGTAATGATTCGGAGAGAAAGACCATTGCTCTGTGGGCAGGTGAACCTGCGTATACCATAGACACCAAAAGATTGTATGTGGGTGACAACTCGCAAATGGGTGGCAATGCAGTGGGCATGAGAAACCTGGGATTCACAACTTTCATTGGCAACAACACATATGTGAATCCTTTGTCAGGTCCTGAAATTGGTGATGTGGTGTTTGACATGAATTCCAATCTGTTGTGGACATTGACTGGCACTCTGTACCAATACAAGGACAATTGGAGATCATTTGGATCCAACTTGGCTGCTGATGGCATCACCATAGGCAATTTCAGCAATGTGTTGAGTGTGAAGCAAGGTTCCTTGGATTTTACATATTTTGATGTCACCAACATAGGCAGGGGGTTGGAGCTGGTGGACAGTGGATCTCAGATTCAAATTGCCACACCGGCACCTGAATTTACTTTCTCTGGCAACATACTCACACTCACTACCAATGGTGTGACAAACAACAAACTGGCCACCATGGCAGGTGACACACTCAAAGGCAGACTGGGCACTGTGGGCACTCCATCGGATATTCCATTGTCCACCTTGGCAACTATTCTGGCTGGCTACATGTATGGAGCAGGGGGCAGTGTGGACATAATTGTGCCTGCAGGTGCATTGTTGGATTTTGCTGGTGCTGCTGCACCCAGTGGTTATCTGATTTGTGATGGCAGTGCAGTGAGCAGAAACACATATGCAACTTTGTTTGGTGTGATTGGCACCACATATGGTGCTGGCAATGGCTCCACCACATTCAATCTGCCAGACTTGAGACGCAGAGTCACGGTAGGTGCAGGTGGTGTTGGCACAGCAACCTTGGGCAACACAGTGGGCAGTTCTGGTGGTAATGAGAATCATCTGCTGTCTGTGGAAGAAATACCTTCACATGCACACACCAATGATGCCAACATAGTGTATGATGATTTGACAGGCAACAACAGATACATAGCAGGTGGGCAAAGAACCAACACTGCCAGCAGAACCACAGGCTTTGCTGGTGGCAGTCAACCTCACAGCAGCATGCAACCTTCTGTGGTGGTCAACAAAATAATAAAAATCTGATGCAAAAGTTTAACGCAAATTATAAAAAAATACTGGAACAGCTGGATGGTGGCAACTTTGAAAGACCAGGCATGGGCACAGGTCCCAACATGAATTTTGGTGGTGTCACTCCCAGCGGATTCAAGGGGTCAGGACCTGCAGGTGTGGCTCCTGGTGAAACCACTCTGGTAAAAATAAAGATAAACAGGAAAAAGAAAAAAACTACTTGATGTCTTTTAGGTATTGATGGCTGCCAATTTGATTGGTTTTCTTGGTTGGATTGGCCCAGTAGGGGGCTTTAATTTTGTTGATGCCTTTGTTGGCATAGTAATGTGTTGAACCTTGTGTTATGTCCATCAATTTGCCTTTCAATGCACTGTCCACCAAGGATAATGCTGCATTGTATGCAGGATGCATTTTGGTTTTTTGTATCAACACATCCATCATTTGAGGTGTTTTAATGGCATCAAAGCAGCTGAATTGTCTGGGCTTGGTGGCCACTGCCACAAATTTGCTGGGGTCTCGTTTGGCTCTGTTCACCACAGCATTCATCACACCAGCCATGCTGGACACATAATCTGCATCACCACCTGCTTCTTTGACCAGCAATGTGGCCAATATGTCTCTGTCTCTGCTGGAAGGACCTGTTGTTTTGGCAACAGGTGATGGCAATGCCAACTCAATCACCAACTTGTACAAATCATTCAGTTTCACATGTTATTTAGTTCAGCACAGCCACCTTGACTATCTTTGGGTACCTGTTGGCAAACAACATGGCATCCTTTTTGTTCTCAAAAAACACATCAATCACAGGCAATTTGCCACCTGAAGCGCGCTTTTGCACCACAGCAGTGCCAGTGTCCACAGCTTTGACCAATCCCACATTGGGTATGATAACTTCTTTGGTGTATGGTATGATTCTGGGATCCACAGCAATGGATTCACCTTGTTTCAATGTGTAGCCTGTGGAGCTTCTGCGTTTGGCACTGTCACTGTCTGTGTCACCGCCTTTGGCCCAATACACAGTGATTCTCACCGTGAGCACACGGAATGAATTGGTTTTGGGTATGAAATCTTCCCGGTACTGGATGCCATCATTTTGAACCTTTATGTCCTTGGCCATGTTTTTTTCTTGTGCTGCAGGCACTGATTGCAATTGAGCCTTGACGTCTTTCACATCATTGCAATGGGGTGCTTTTCTGTATGAATTGATGCAGCTGCTGCTGGTGGTGAGACCCAGCAACATGAGTATTAATCCTAGCTTGTATGTTTTTGTTGTTGTTTTCATAAAGATTGTGCCTGTATGGTACGGGCGGCCAAATTATGGCCAAATTAACTGTTGATGTGCATTATTTAGTCTGTTCCCAGGGGAAAACAACCCATCTGTTGTCGGAAAGCTGGGTGCCAAAGTGATTTGGAGTGTACACATCATTTGATCTGTATATGAGTGTAATGGAAATCATCTTCACAGGCAACAAGTAATTTTCTACAAATTTCAATGTGCCTCCAGTGTCGCAAATGTCATCCACCACATACACTGTGTCTTTGTTCTTGATCATGTGTTTGTCTGGATATTGAAACATGGTTTCTGCATTTTTGTTTTGATCAGAATAACTTCTCACACCACAACAATAGAATGTGTTGATGTTTTTCATGTGTGACAGCATGACTGCTGGCACCAATCCTCCTCTGGACAAACCTATGATTGCAGCATTTGCATCCAAATGTTTGGTTTCATTGTGTATTGCAGTGAGTTGTGTGGTTATGTCTGGCCAGGATAGATGCAACTTGTTCATGCATCATGATACACTTGCATTTTAAAAAATCAATCGTTACTCACCACCAACCATTCATTCAAATGCTGGCTCAATACCTTTGCTGTGTTCAGATAGTAATCTTTGTCGCTTTTGGATTTGGATTTCTTGCTCTTGTCATAATATGACAACACCAAGTCTGCTGTTATCTTCTTCTTAGTCTTGCCTGCTTTTGAGCTCATCTTTGCACACCTTTTTTTCCAAAATTTCAATAAAATTTCTTAATTCTGGTGAATTCAGGATGTGCTTCAATTTGTCCATGTTGTATCTGTCTGTAGTTTTGAGGCAATCTCTGGCCTCTTCCAATTTTGCCTTGATGGCAGCTTTCAATTCATCATATGTCACTTTGCCCAATCCATACACTTGCACCTTCTGTTCTTCACCTTCATATTGAGCACCTTCCCAGTTGGGAGCATGGTTGTAACCATTGTTCTTGGTGGTGGTGTTGTTCATGTTGGCTGAACCAGGTGCAGGAGGCACTGGTGACCAGCTGTCTATTTGAGGCTGCCAAATGTTTGACATATGCATAAATATTTATTACCTGCATGGATGGTCTCTTCAAATCTATGAAATCAGAGAATATTTTTGATGAATATGTGAAAGTGTGTGATGTGTGTGAGAGCTTGATTCTGGACAAGTTCAACTTGTGCCCATACTGCAAATCCTACAGATTCACTTACAACATGAGCAGGATCAAGAAATGCATTGCCAAGTTAAGAAGAAAAATTAAAGAAGAACAATCAGATTGATTTTCTAATACCCAATTGCCATGGTGTGATATTGACCAAGTGCCATTTGACTCCAATTGCCGGTGAGTGCAGTGAATGTGTTTCTGTCAGTACCTGCACCACTGTTGCCCAGTCCCAATGTGCCATAAAAATTGTCTCCGGTGCCAAACAATACCGGTGGTGGATTGTGAAAGAATGATGCCTCTGAGCCAGTGACACCTGAGTTGGTGATGGGTCTCATTTTGAAAGTGATGGGTTGGTTTTCAAAATTATCCACAACCAACGGAGATGTGAAGTTATTAGCTTGCAGTATTGCAGTGAAATTAGTACCACCACCTGCTTTGGTGATATAACTGTTTGTATCAATAAAGCTGTAACTGTAGGAGTTGTTGCCTATGCCAAATTGACCGTAAGTGTTACTTCCTGTAACAAACAGTTTATTGTTTTTTGTAGACAGAGCCAATATCATCACGGTACCACAATACACATCAAGCCAGTTGCCTGGTATTTGTATAAACGCATCTTGTGTTTTATTGTTGCCAGTACCAAGAGTACCATAGCCATTGTATCCTGAACCATATAATTTTGTTGTGCCTGCAGATAATCCAAAAGAATTATAAGCCCCACAAAACATCTTGCTGAATTTTGGAGCTCCAATCCCGTGAATTGTTAGTGCTCTAAAAGTGGAACTGCTAAAAATCATGCCAAGTGGTGAATCACTTGCATCACCACAGCCATACCAAAAATTAGTACCTGCTGACAGTGCAGCTGTGAAGTCAGTCCCACATGCTACATCGCTCCAATCACCTGCTACTTGAGTGAATGTTTTATAATCGCCATAAATAGTCCCTAGACCCAATTGACCATATGGATCGCATTGCCCTGTGCCAAATAGCTTGGTAGTACCAGCAGACAATGCCATGGTATGATTACCACCAACAAACACATTGCTCCAGTTGCCAGTTAATGCAGTGAATGTGTATCTTGTAGTAGTGTTACCTAAGCCTAATTGACCATAATTATTTGCCCCTGTGCCAAACAATGTGTTAGTTCCAGCTGAAATGGCCATGGTAAATGTGGCGTTTTTACCGCTAGGTACTATTATCCTCCATTCTCCGGTTAAAGGTGTAAGAGTATTATAATTTATTGCGTCAAAACCTGCACCTAATGACCTATTATACCCTGTGCCAAACCATCGATTGGTGCCAGCTGATTTTGCAAACATGCATGTGCTGCCACAAGCCACATCTTCCCATTGTCCTGTCAATTGTATGAATGTGTTTGTATCAACATTGTTTCCTAACCCCAATTGACCAACATTATTTCTTCCAGCAACAAACAGGGTGCCAGTGGGTCTGACACTTCTATTATACCAAATGCTGCCACCAGTGTTGTATTGAAATGCAGTGAACTGTGCATATGGTATGCCACGATCAATCGTGTTTGCATCGTAACTGAAATATGCAGATAAGCTGGCCATGTTAACTCACCGATATGGATGATATGGTCACAATGCTGCCTGGATAATGCAATGGTATTTTGTATGCAACATTGTTCACACTCACAGGCAAGAACAGTCCAGTGGACACACCAGCAAATTGTGTGTATTGATCAGTGATGCAAGTGCTCAAGGTGAACAGCTGTGAGTGTGCAAATGCAAATACTGCTGCTCCATATTTATTAAAGATTTTTGCAATTTGACCACTCAAGGGTTTGGCAGTGGTGTTGAAAGGCCAATTGGACATTCCGCCATTAACTCCCCTGACATACCAGGTTGACCCACTCAATAAGAATAACGATTGCCAATAATTGTCACCCCCCAAGGAAACATCATCCCAATCTGTTGATTCCCGGTAAAATGTGGGTAGTGAAGCATTACCACTCGCTGAAAGACTATTCCAATCATTGCGACCACAGAAAAACCATTTTTTTGCTGTACCAGCAGTGGTTGACAGTGCAAACACAGCATTGTTAGCAGGTTGTATGTCTGACCAATTGCCAGTGACTGCTCTGAAAGTGCATATTTGCGTTTCAGGGGCAGTGGGGATGCTCAATGCACCGTTAGAATTGGTACCCACAGCATGCCACCGGGTGGTACCAGCAGACAGTGCCCAGGTAAAATCAGTACCACCAGCTTTAATTTGACTCCAATTGCCAGTCAACATGGTGAAGTTGGATATTGCGCTTGGGAATGACCCACCAAATCGATCTATGCCTAATGCACCAGTAGAATTTTCTCCTGCAGCAAACCATTTTGCACCAGACAGTGCAAACGTTTTGTATACACCTGGTACAACATCAATCCAATCTCCAGTGAGTGCAGTGAAAGTGTTGAATTTGGTTACTAAGGGCATGCTTAACCCCATTTGACCATATGTATTGTCACCAGTGACAAACCATTTGTTGCCGGAAAGAGCAAAATTGGTTTGATATCCTGTTACTATTCTCTGCCAATTGCCAGTTAGCATCACAAATGAAGTGACTGAATTTGTATGGCCCAGTCCCAATTCACCGTTGCTGTTGCTACCTGCTGCAAACCACCTGTTGTTGGAGAGCGCAAACACATTGGTACCAGTGCCAACCACTATGTCTTGCCAAGTGCCAGATACAGGTGCAAGTGATGTGCCTGGGTTGGTACCATCAAATCGATAGCCCAATGTTTGTGCTGCATATGGATTGTTGAAGCTCAATGCAGGCACTGTAATTTTATCAATTACAGACAATGTTGCAATGGTGGTGGTGGTGGTGGACAAGGTGTTCAATTTGGTAGCAACAGACCAAGTGGCACTCAATGCACTCACAGTTTCATAAGTGCTTTGCCATGTGGCACTTGATGCACGCACTGTGGCAAATGCATTGCTCACATTGGCAGTGGCAGCATTCAGACCCCAATCGGCACTCAATGCACTCACAGTGCCATATGTGCTCTGCCATGCATTCACTGGGCCAACACCAGCACTCAGTGCCAGTGTATGGACGCCACCACATACCATCTGTGACCAGTTGCCAGTCAATTGAGTGAAAGTGTTTCTGTCAGTTGTGTTGCCCAATCCTAATTGGCCAAAGCCATTGTATCCTGTGCCAAACAATGCATTGGTACCAGCACTCAGTGCCATTGTATGGTATTGACCGCCTATGATCTGTGACCAGTTGCCAGTCAATTGAGTGAAAGTGTTTCTGTCAGTTGTGTTGCCCAATCCTAATTGGCCAAAGCCATTGTATCCTGTGCCAAACAATGCATTGGTACCAGCACTCAGTGCCATGGTGTGAAAGTCACCACATATGATCTGTGACCAATTGCCAGTTAATGGTGTGAATGTGTTTCTGTCAGTTGTGTTGCCCAATCCCAAATTACCACTGGTATTGTATCCTGTGCCAAACCATTTATTACTAGTACCAGCACTCAGTGCCATGGTGTAGTCGTAACCGCATGTGATCTGTGACCAGTTGCCAGGCAATTGAGTGAAAGTGTTTATGTCAGTTGCGTTGCCCAATCCTAATTGACCATATGTATTGTCACCTGTGCCAAACAATGCATTGGTACCAGCACTCAGTGCCATGGTGTGCAAGCCACCGCATATGATCTGTGACCAGTTGCCAGTCAATTGAGTGAAAGTGTTGAAGTTGAATGTGTCACCCAATCCCAATTGACCATAGAGATTGAATCCTGTGCCAAACCACTGGTTAGTTCCAGCACTCAGTGCCAGTGTATGGACGCCACCGCATATGATCTGTGACCAATTGCCAGTTAATGGTGTGAATGTGTTTCTATTGGTTGTGTTGCCCAATCCCAATTGACCAAGGGTGTTGTATCCTGTGCCAAGCAATGCATTGGTACCAGCACTCAGTGCCATAGTATAATTTTCACCACATGTCATCTGTGACCAATTGCCAGTTAATGGTGTGAATGTGTTTCTGTCAGTTGTGTTGCCCAATCCCAATTGACCATAGAGATTGAATCCTGTGCCAAACCATTGTGTAGTGGGCACTGCTAAAAGGGTTGCATCATATGTGTTTTGCCAGTTATTACGCAAAGCATTTAATGTAGCATATGCACCTTGCCAACGGGCACTCAAGGCACTCACTGTTGCCACAGTGCTCTGCACTGTGGCACTCAATGCATTCACAGTGTCACCAGTGGTGATCATTAGTGCACTCAAGGCACTCAGTGTTGCATATGCACCTTGCCATGCAGCACTCAGTGCACTCACTGTGCCATATGTGCTCTGCCATGTGGCACTTGCAGCATTCACTGTGCCATATGTGCTGTTCCAATTGGCGCTCAAAGCGCCCACTGTGCCATATGTGGTAGGCAATGTGGCACTCAATGCACTCAGTGTTGCATATGCACCTTGCCACGTGCCACTTGCAGCATTCACTGTGCCATATGTGGGTGTCCAATTCACATAAAGTTCACCAATGGCACTGTTGGATTGGGTCCATGTGGTGCTGTTGGCTTGAACCACAGTGTAAGTGTTTTGCCAATTGGCACTTGCAGCATTCACTGTGCCATGTGTGCTGGTCCAATTGGAACTCAATGCATTCACAGCCCCATAAGTGCTGGTCCAATTGGCACTTGCAGCATTCACTGTGCCATGTGTGCTGGTCCAATTGGAACTCAATGCATTCACTGCACCATAAGTGTTGTTCCAATTGGCGCTCAGAACATCAACTGTGTCTCGTGCACTCTGCACACGAGCACTCAATGCATTTGCAATGTCATATGCACCTTGCCATGCAGCACTCAGTGCACTCACTGTGCCATATGCACTTTGCCATGCAGCACTCAGTGCACTCACTGTGCCATATGCACTCTGCACACAGGCACTCAAACTGCCGCTGTCGCTAGAAATCATAGCACTTGCGGATATAGACAATGCCATGGTATGCTCACCACCACAAAGCATCTGACTCCAGTTGCCTGTCAATGCAGTAAAGGTGTTTCTATTTGTATTGTCTCCCAATCCCAGTTGACCATTACTGTTGTCTCCTGTAGCAAACCATTTGTTAGTACCTGCAGATAAGGCCATGGTAGCTCTAAAACCACAAACCATCTGACTCCAGTTGCCTGTCAATGCAGTAAAGGTATTTCTATTTGTATTGTCTTCCAATCCTAATTGACCATATTCATTGTATCCTGTAGCAAACCATTTGGTTGTACCTGCAGATAAGGCCATGGTAGACCCTGTACCAAAAAAATCATAACCACAAACCATCTGACTCCAGTTGCCTGTCAATGCAGCAAAGGTATTTCTATTTGTATTATCACCTAACCCCAAGCACCCAGGTGTATTGTTACCAGTACCAAACCATTTGGTTGTACCTGCAGACAAGGCCATGGTGTGCTCGCCACCACAAACCATCTGACTCCAGTTGCCTGTCAATGCAGCAAAGGTATTTCTACCTGTATTATCACCTAACCCCAGTTGACCATCACTGTTTTCTCCTGTAGCAAACCATTTGTCAGTACCTGCAGATAAGGCCATGGTGTAAATACTACTAGCAATGTTTTTCCCAAGTACCATCTGATCCCAATTACCTGTTAATGGTGTAAAATATATTCCAAACTGTCCATCATAAAGAAAACCAGTTGCAAACCATTGAGTTGTATTTGCTGACTGTGCCATTGTTAAATTGATGCCGGCGATCATCTGACTCCAGTCACCTGTTAATTGGACAAATACACTCGATTTTTCCTCCTCTCCCAATCCGTAAGATCCAACTATACTAAAATCAGGATAATAATTAGCACCTGTACCAAACCATTTGTTTGTACCTGCAGATAATGCTACTGTATGAATATACCCAGGGCTTAGCTGGCTCCAGTTGCCTGTCAATGCAGTGAAGGTGTTTCTATTTGTATAATCACCTAATCCGAGTTCACCCCAATCGTTGCGACCTGTGGCATGCAATTGTGCAGGGTAGTGCACTATTGAAGTAGTAGCAGGGAGCTTGATTGCTTCATATGTGCTCTGCCAATTGGCACTCAAAGCACTCACAGTGTCACTGGTGCTCTTGTAACGGTCATAAATGACCTTGGCAGCAGTGTTTTGTTGCACATAAGTGGCACTGTTGGTTCTTAGGGTGGTGTAGGTGTCATTGTAAATGGATGGCAATGCAGTTTCAAAAAATGCTGAAACTGCTTGCCAGTAGGAGCTGTTGTTGTACACCATGGTGTATATGGTGCCTTCTGGGCCCAGGAAGGTCCAGAAAGTGCTCAGTGCATTCACTGTGTTGTAAGTGTTGTCATAATTCAAATTCAAATATTTTGCATTGTCCCAGTACACACTGAGCATTTGCACAGTGCTGTTGGTGGACATCCATGCAGCACTGAGTTGTTGCAACACTTCATATGTGGCTTCATATTTTGCAGAATTTTGTCTGAATTGTGTTGAAGCACTCACCAATATGACCAGTGTGTCTTTCCATTGATTGAAAGTGTCAGTCATGGAATTCCAGCTGGCAATGTTGCTGGCAGAGTAAGCCAATGCACCAGTGCCAGTGTCAGATATGAACAGTGTGTTGTTCTGTCCTAATCCACTTGAGAATTTAAGTAAATTGTAGGACCTGCTCATGTTTAAAAATAGTACAGTGGAATTTTTAATGAACTGCCGGCCACATTCACAGTGATGTATGTGTTGGCCAGTGCACCTGCAGTGCCATAGGATTGTGTGAAGTTCAATGAATTGGTGCTCAGAGAATTGGTGATGATGGTGCCACTGCTCACATTGAGAGTGTTGGTGATGTTCACAGAACTCATCACTATCAAATTGGTGGCCAGATAAGGCAACAAGTTCCATGTGGCACTGTTTGCACTCACGGTGGTGTAAGTGCTTTGCCAGTTGGCACTGCTGGCAGTCATGGTGCTGAATGCACTTTGCCAGTTGGCACTTTGTGTTGTGAGTAGATTTGTCCAACTAGCACTGTTGGTGTTCACAGTCACATATGTGCTTTGCCAATTGGCACTCAATGCACTCACTGCACCATAAGTGGTTTGCCAACCGGCGCTCAGAGTGTTCAATGCATCATATGTACCAGACCAATTGGCACTTGCAGCATTCACAGTCACATATGTACTTTGCCAGCCTGCACTCAAGGAACTCACTGTGCCAAAAGTGCTGAAACCACCAGCACTCAATGCATTTGCAGTCACATATGTGCTGTTCCAATTGGCACTTGAAGCATTCACCGTCACATATGTGCTATTCCAATTGGCACTCAATGCACTCACAGTACCATAAGTGCTTTGCCAATTGGCGCTCAAACTACTAACTACACCAAAGGTACTGGTGCCAGCACTTAGGGAATTAGAAATCACATATGCACTGGTCCAATTAGCGCTCAATGCACTCACGGTGTCATAAGTGCTTTGCCAATTGGCACTGTATGCTGCTACAGAAGTGCCTGCATTCCAACCGGCACTCAATTCACCCACTGTGACATATGTACTTTGCCAGTTGGCGCTCAATGCACTCACAGTATCATAAGTTGACTGCCAACCAGCACTCAGTGCACTCACAGTGCCATAAGTACTTTGCCAATTGGCACTCAAACTACTCACAGTACCATAAGTGCTTTGCCAATTGGCGCTCAGTGAACTGACGGTGCCATAAGTTGACTGCCAGTTGGCACTCAAACTACTCACAGTAGCCACAGTACTGAATGCCATGGCACTTGAAGCATTCACCGTCACATATGCACTGGTCCAATTGGCACTCAATGCACTCACAGTATCATAAGTGCTGGTCCAATTGGCACTTGCAGCATTCACTGTCACATATGCAGTCTGCCATCCTGCACTCAATGCACCCACAGTGCCATAAGTTGACTGCCAATTGGCACTCAAGGCACTCACTGTGGCATATGCGGAATTGAATGTGGCACTATTTTCATTGAATAAATTGGTAACATTCCATGTGCCACTGTATGCGCTCACGGTGGTGTAAGTGGAATCCCAGTTGCCACTGGAACTGCACAATGTTGTGTAGCCACTGGTCCAATTGGCACTGTTGGCAGTGAGGGTTGTCAGGGCACTCAGATATATGGCACTGTATGTTATGTAGTTGGTTGCATTGCTGTCCCATTGTGCACTGTATGTACTCACGGTGGTGTAAGTGGAATCCCATCGGGAGCTGTTGGTCACATAACCTGTGTAGGACAATTGCCAGTTGGCACTGTTTGCACTCACGGAGGTGTAAGTGCTTTGCCAATTGGCACTCAAACTGCACAATGTTTGATAAGCAGAATCATACTTGGCAGAAACTGAACTGAATGCAAGTGCACCTGACAAGTTGGAACCCCAAGTGCCACTGTTTTCTTTCACATATGTGTATGTTGCATCCCACCCTGCAATGTTGGAAGCACTGTATGCCGGGTTGTTTGTAACTCCTTGAGAAACAATTAAGCTGTTGTTTGGTCCTGGTCCTGATCCCAAGAACGTAATGTTGCGTGCTTTGCTCACTTGTTATTTATTTTGCAAGGGAGTACTTAGCAGGTAATTCAGCAAAAGCTAAGAAAATATATGCATTGCCTGTTGCATTTATGCTGTTGTCTGTCCCTTTGATCTTGAACCCATTACTGAGTATGTCCACATTCAAACTGGTGCCATAGGCAGTTTCCTGTGCAGCTAAATTGGCATATAGTACAAAATTGTTGGCATTTCCTCTGCACCTGGCATTGTCATACATGGCCCAATTGCCTGCCACATTGCCTGCAAAGTGTTTCACCATGATGAATGCAGGTTTGAACCCACACCACACAAAGGGACCATCATTGGACACACCATTGCCTGTGTAACAATTGAATCTGGAGTACCCATCCACCTCTGAGAACAAGTAGGCTATGTATGGTATGTCTGTTAAATTGGTGCTTTGTGCAGCCCAGTTGGTGCCACCTATGCTGTTGGGCACAATCAAGCCGTAGCCTGCAGGGTTCACATTGTTGCCCACATTGAACATGGTGCTGGTGGGTGCTGTATTGCCTAATGGATTGCCAGCTATGACTGAGTTGGGTGAATTGGGTGCACCTGCATTGAATGCTGAGTTGGTGTTGTTCAGGGTGAGCCAATACAGACCGCCCAATGGTGCAACTGTGCTCTTGTGCCACATGGACCATATGGTGTTGCTGCCAGACAGATTCTTGATGATGGTGACACCAGGTTCTTTGCCCAGTTCATGTGCAACATTCAATGAGCTCACCCCTGTGCCAAAATAAGTCACCACATCCAATCCAGGCAAGCTGCCTTCTTTGAAATTCCAGGAAATATAATTGTTGAACAAATTGTTGTAAATGTTGTTGCCGGTGGGTATGTTCACACCATTGTTGGAGAAGCTGAAATTGTACAGGTTGGTTTGTGCAGCTGCACTGTTGCTGGCAAGACCAGATGCAGCTCCCCGGGTGGTGTCCATGAGCAGATGATTGGTGGTGGAACTTCTGTTCTTTATCCACACCAGATCTGGGGCAAAAGAAGAAGTGCTTACATTGATGGAAGAATTGGAACCTGCATAGTCTACTGCTTTGAAATATTGTGCAGGCACTTTGATTGCAGGTTCACTCAAATTGTATGTGCAAAAAGATTTGAATCCTGCAGGGGCATTGTAAACAAATGGCCTCTGACCAAAGTTTACTGTTGCTTCTTGTGCCTGGTACATTCCCATGGCAGGGAACCAGGTGCCACTGGTGGCAGGCAACACAGCTGCAGGGTTTGCGCCATTCACTGGATTGCCAGAATTTTGCCACACACCATTTATGGAGAAATATATTTTCCTGTTGTCAATGTCCATGGCCATGCCTATGATGTCACCTTGGTTGTATGCATTACCATATGCTGTTCCAATGGCCTTGCTGTATATGTTTCCGTAAAAGCTATAGTAACCATAGCCATTGGTTAGGAATCCTGGGAATAAAATGGGAACAGTGGCACTTGGCTCATATGCGCTGAAAGTTTCATTCACGGTGCCAATCATCAATCCATTGCTGCCCATGTTGCCTGAGACCCATTGAAATTCACAATACCATTTGCCATAATTGACACCCATGGTGGCAACTGCAGATCTCCAGTATGCTATGTTGGTGCTTCTGGCACTCAACGCACCATCTCTGATGAAAATTGTGGAGTGTTTGTTGTAATAATTGAGTGCAGAGTAATTGCTTCTGACTTCACCACCTTTGCCTGTGTCAAGACCAAAATTGCCTGGCACATCCACAGTCAAATCATTCAAAATGGAAGACAAGGGACTGGTTGTGTTGGTGTTGTTGGCAGTAAAATTATTATTTTTGTCTGATGAATCCTTGCCAGCATTGGAAAAATCTTGATAGTTCAAATAAAATCCATTGGTTCCAAAGTTACCATTGTATTTTTTTGGTATCCAGGTGTTGTTGCCATTGTCATATGCACCAAAGTAAGAAGGTGTCAATTGCAATCCATCCACAAAGGTTGTTTCAGTCAATGCGCAATCACTGAAAGAGGTGGCGGCCAAGTCTGCACCAATGTGGTGCTTGCATGCTGAGCCCACATAGTAAAAGGTGTTGGTGATGCTGCTTCTCTGGTCCACATTGAGTTCGTTTTGCTCTGCACTGTTAACATACAATTTTAATCTGTTGGATGCAGTGGCTTGTGTGCTATCAAAACTAACTACCACATGATACCAGCTGGTAGGATCCATGAAATAAGCAGATGTCATCAACAAAGTGGTTGTGGTGCTTGCAGCAACATAGTACACACCCAAACCAGTGGTGGTGTTGTTTATTATCACTCTGTTGTTGTTATCCAACCCTGCATGCAGTAGTCGGTGACTTGTGAAAACAGCAGGTCTGTACCAGGTGCTGTAAGTCCATTTCTTGCAATCACCAGACACTGTGAAAGTTTTGGACAAATAATTTGATGCAGCTCCTGTGCCATCACCATTGCTGCTGGCCAAACGAAGGGAGTACTTGGCCACATTAGATGCCTGGCTTGAATTGAAGGCAACCGGGAAAACTGGAAACATATTAGATGTATCCTTGGGAGCCTACACCATAAAGAAACCTGCCATCACTCACAAAGCTGAAGATGTCCACAGCAGATGGTGCTGTTGTGACAGTTGGTGCAACATTGTTGATGAATTTGTAGTTGGACTGGAAGTTTAACACTCTGCCTCCTGTGCTGTCTTGTTTCACAATCAACATGTATGTGCCACCGGGTCTCATGTTGGTTGGATTCCTCAGATAAACTGGTGAGCTGCTCAAAGTGAATATAGCCACTTGTTGTGTGTCCAGATTCCAGTTGGCCGACACATCACCCACACCAAAGGTTGTGGAATTGTCCAATTTTGTTGCACTCACACCATGGAATGCAGTGAATTCTTGTGCAGTGGACAACACAGCAATTTGTGTTTGTTTCACTTTGTCATCACCCACTGGCAATATGAAATTAGAGATGAGCCCAAACAATTCCTGGCCACCAGACACATATGTTGCACCTGTTATGGTGTTGGAAGCAGATATGTTGCCCAGCACAGTCAATCTTTCAGATGGTGCAGAAAGTCCTATGCCCACCAAACCTGTGTCAGCAATGTGCAGAGCAGGGCCAGACTCTTTGTCTATGAAAGTGGCCACTGGCTGTGCACCTGTTTGTGTCACTGACAATGCAGGCCCCGTGCCAGAATTCACTATGACCACAGCACTGGATGTTATTATTTTGGTTTCAAAATAGGAAATATTTCCCAGAGCAGTAAGATCGCCCACAACAGTCAAATTGTTTGCAATGCGCACATCACCATTGCCACCCACAGTCAATTTGGCACCTGCAGCATTCTTTACATTTAAAATGTTGTATGCAGCACTGTCCGTTCTTCTGGATTCAATCAACACCACATCTGCATCATTGTTCACTGAAGATGTGGAGTATGCTTCCAAGAGCATATGTGCACCACCTGCTTTTGCAGATGTGTTTCTCACATGCAACAATGATTGTGGTGTGCTGATGCCCACACCCACAAAGCCACCATCATAATTTAAATTGGCAGCACCTGCAGGAGCACCTGCAGCATTGTATATGAATTGCTTGTTGGAACCTGCTACCGGGCCTGTTGCTCCAGTGGGTCCAATGGCACCTGTGGCTCCTGTGGCACCATTGTCACCTTGGGCACCACGTGGACCGGCCACTGCATTGAGATTGATGGCCCAATTGCTGAATGTGGCACCACCGCCCACGGAGCTGAGTGCCAACACAGTCAATGTGTTGGTAGCAGTTGAATACTCATATATGAGACCATACATGGTGTTGTACAGGTCATGTGAAACCAGCACACTTTGCGAGGGAATGTAGGAAAGATTCGTTTCATTCAGAGCAAAGGATACATATTTGTTTATGGTTGTGGGTATGGTGACTGTGGAGGATGATGTTGCATTGTATCTTTCTCCACCAGTGGCACCAGTTGCACCAGTGGGTCCTGTGGGGCCAGCTGGCTGTGTGCCAAAAGCACTCAATGTTTTAATTTGAATGGTGTCACCATACAGCAAAGGCACATTCAATATGACATTTTTGCCATCTGTAGCAGCAAAGTCAGCCACATTGACCAGATTGACACCATTGACAAACACATCCACTGCTTGAGGGAAATAATCCAACGTTTTGCCATATGTATCAACACCACTTATGGCCACTGCTCCCACTGGTATGCCAGCTGTAGGCACCGTGTAGAAGTAATTCAAAACTTGACTCACATAGTACACTTTGTAAGGGGCAAAATTAAATGCACTCAACACAAGAACGTTCACAACATCTGTTGTGTTCAATTGGCCACTCAAAGTTATGGTGTAACCGTTTGTTGCAGTGTAATCCAGGGTATCAATCAAATGAGAGCCATTTTTATACAAGCTGATACTGCCTGGGGTGTAAGCCAGGAGTCTGTTGGTATCATCAAATCCTGACACTGTGTAATAACCAGTGGGTATGGAAGTGAGAGGATCAAACCCTACAGTGTATCGGAAATTTTGCAAATCGTTTCTGGTGAAGATATCAGGATTAAAATCAATGCTACCAGAAACTACTACCACTTCAATTTTATCTGAACCTATCAAACTGCTGGCTAGCAAAATATTTACACCATCGTTGGCTGTGAAGCTGACGTTGTTGGTGAGTCTGGATCCATTCTTGTACACATTCACATTGTTGGGTAACAATGCATTGTATGTTAGTGTTCTGCCATATTGATCACTGCCTGATATTGCATTGCCTGTGGCAGTAGATGGTTCAATGTAGTAGTAAGAAATTGCATTGGGGAAATATGACGCACCAACTGGTCCAGGATTACCAGTTGCACCAGTGGAGCCCTGGGGACCACCCACAGAGCCATCAAGACTCACTTCCCAGAAGCTGTAAGTGCCAGATCCTTGACCTGCACTGAGTGCACTCAATTGCATCAATCCCGAAATGTTGTTGTAATCTACAACTGTGCCTGTGAAATAATTTTTACTATTATAGGCAACAAGAATGCGGTGAGCAGGTATGTAAGCCAACAACGGCTCCACATTGATTTGCAGATACGAGGGAAAAGTTACCGGTATGGCAAATGTATCAGTGGAGATGGTGGTGTATCTGTCACCAGTGGGTCCAGTGGCACCAGTGGCACCTGTAGGTCCAGTGGGTCCAACCACACCCACATCATTGAATGGTGCCCATCTTCTTACTCCATATTCATTGGTTGCTAACACATATGCAGATGTGGGTGCAACACCCAGGTTGGGCTCAGCTTGATCCAATCCTAGAAAGGTATATCTATCAGCAGTAACATTTAACGGTGCAACTACTTGGGCACGATCCGATAATAACTCAAGTGACTGATTCACAGGTTATTTATGTTAAAAATTATGAGTTTACAGTTTCTAGTAATGCTATGGTCAACTTAACTTCATTGGAGCTTGAATCTTCTCTGCCAAGCAGTGTATCACCTTCTGTCATCACTATTTTACCCAGAATTAAACTGCGTGAATCATAGGCTGGTATGGCAATTGATTGTCCTAGCTCAGTAACTATTCCATCTGAAGCAGATATAGACATTGTGACTGATTTGGTTGCTGCACCAATGTTGGCTGCCTGAGCAGTCAGAATAATACCAGCTTTGCCTGCAGGTGCTTTGTACAGATCAGCATCAGTAATGCCCAGAGTTGACTGCAGTCTTTTGAAAACATTAAATTGCGTTTTTGCCATAATACTATTTATCCTTCTATGGTCATGACAAATGGTGTTACAAGTGAAAATAATGACTTCTCAAATGCATCCCCTTCAATGGTTCCAGTGGATTGCACTATGGTCAAATCATTTCCAATTCTAAAATCACCTTTCTCATCAGTCACAGTAAAATACACTTTGCCTCCATCTGCTGCACAAGCCTGATTTTCTGTTTTGGATAATCCACCAAGTGCTGGCACTGCTTGTGATAGAACTGTTCCAGATCCAACATATTCCATGGTGTGTGAACTTGTTGAGATCTGACTTCTTATGTAGAAGAAAACTGCTCTGTTGGCTGGTGCATTGGTGACTATGACATCATCCACAAATATTCTGTATGTGCCAGGTGAAATGTAAGCTGCAGAGCTGAAAGTGTACAGGGTGTCTGTGGTATCACCTGACAGATTCATGACCAAACCAACATATGGTTCTTTGACTGGTACATTAGTGTCACTGGACACAGTGCCTGTTATGGTGAAATATGCATCATTAGCAGAACTTGCAGCAAACAGAGTAGCAGACAAAACAGGAAAAGGAGATTTGCCAATGGCAACCAAACCAGACAACCCAAAAGAACAATTGCTTGTGTTGATCGAACATGTACCACCACTTTCACATTTTATGCCTTCTGTGCAACAAATTGTGAATGTGCTCACCAATTGTGCATATCCATTGTTAATGATGTGCACACCTATGCCACCTTCATTGAATTGAGTGTAGGAATCCAGCACCATGCTTCTCAGGAATCCCCGTGCCTTGCTGCCATCAATTCTTACACCGCAACCAGCATCATTGGCGCCAGGAGTTGTGGAGGAAGTTATGCTGCTGCACCCCTGAGGATAAGGACTGGTCACAATGAAGGGTTTCAAAGCAGGGATTGTTACATATGCAGCTGGGCTCAGATTGTTGCCATTGGGATCAGTATAAAATGCTTTTGCATACATGGAGGGATTATCAACAGAATCTATGTCATAAAATGCTATGGCTGCAGGTGTCCTGGCAACAGGAGGAGTACCGTATGTATGATAGCCTTTGTGCCCTCTGAAAGTGAATCCCCAGATGTAAACAGAATTGCTTACCCAAAACAGATCATAAGTTGTATTCTTGGGATATACGCTGGTTCTTCTCAAATTGTCGCCAATTAATGATGTGTTGCTTGCCACATACACAGGATTCTCTTCATAGTAATCACCTGTTCTTACAAAGATTGTAAATTTAGTTGAAGGATTATCAGCTGCAACTTTGCATGCAGCTTTGATTGATCTTTTTGGAAACTGTTCATTTGTTCCTGGAAAGATATCATTGCCACTTGTTGTTACATACAGAACATTGGGTGTGGCCAGCAATCCACCAGACAATACTTTGGAAATTGTGAACAAGTCGATCTTGTATTCGCCCACTGTGGGGCGAAACATGATGATATTGTCAGTGGGCAGCGCCGCTGTAAAATTGGAGAAATCATTAAATGAACGATACATACCTATTATTTAGGTACTTGCGCCTGAGATTATGACTGTACTTCAGCAGAAGTGTCACTTGCTTTGGAACTAGCTGCAGCTGGTGCCAAATCAATGCGACTCATTATTCTATCACCAGAAATCATGGTAACAGGGACAAGTATGGCACTATATTCAGTCAAAATCTCTTCAATCTTCTGCTTACACTCTAATAGCTTATCATTCATTTGTACGTTCATAAGAACATTTATTAGATAAACAGACAAATCAACTGCCTATTGCATTTTATCATGAGATTGACACATTTAGGAAGTTAAAACACGAATGAAGGTAAACCCATCCATTTGAGAGGCCTTTATGTAACCAGCAGGATTTGCATATATTATATCCAGTTTTTCTGCTCTGGTTCTAGCGGGCATTTCAAAGTTTAAGATATTATTGTTGTTAACGTCATAGTTGCTCAGAGGGTATGCACTAAATGGGGGGTTGTTGGAGCTGATGCTTTTCACATTGCTATATAAATCATAATATTTCTGTGATCCATCAAAGCTGCTGGAACTCAAATACAATCCAACATCAGTTCTGTATTTGAACATGTCACCTTGAAGGTGATTCTGCGACCAGAAACTCCAGTATAAATGGTAAACACCGGTATGAGTGGATTTTTTTGTTTCATATTGAAGGATCAAGATTCACATTGGTGATGGTGGGTCTGCCAGATATGGAGAATGTGTCAGTATTGTAGAAGCTGGACAATATGGTGTTATCTGCAGTAATGACTTGAGCACTCAGAGCAATGTAATTGCCATATTCAAGCACAGAGCCTGCAGAAACCGCTGTCATGCTCACATCAATTTTGAATATATTTTTGGCAGGATCTTGCTCAATTGGAAATATGAATCCTTTTATTGTGAAAGAAGTGCTGGCGACTATCTGTGCTTTCTGATTGCCATTTATGTCCACTGGGTACTCCATGTTGAGTTGTCCATTCCATGACACCTCTGTTCTGATTTCTTGTGTGTAAGGTAAATTGAATTTTTTGGGCACAGTCCAGCTCAATATGATGTAGGGGTTGTTAAAAGGAATAAAATTGCTTAAAATTTGATCCATGTCAGTTTGATATCTTGCCAGAATGCTCATGTCCACAGAAATATTGACTGGTACTGGAGATCTGTAGAAATTTGTCAGGTAACCAGGATTTCTTTCGTATGGTGTGCCAGGTGCATAAAAACCTGCAGTCTTGTTGAACACCCTTTCGTTGTCCCTGGCGATGTTCTTGATGGTGACACTCACAATTGGCAAGGTGAGATTTTGCCCAGGGTTTATCAAATCAAACAACACCCTCTGTTTGGGAGCATAAACATATTTGACCTGCAATTGACTCTTGGCTTCTCTGTTTTTGTTGTATCTGTTGATAACTACATCATTAAATGCGGCCAAAAACTGTACCAACAGGTCTTTTACTTCAAAATGAAATGATTTCTGCTTCATTGCCTATTATTTAATACAACTGCAGAAGTATTAATATATTCTATCGAGAAAGTATTTGGGTAGTTTATTCTTGCAGTTTGTAATTATTCTAGGTGCATGGCCGTCAAGTAAATACGTGGAGCTGAAGTCATTCTTGCTTCTGGTGGTGCGGCCACACATTTGAACAAGATTGTTGAGCATGGTGTTCTCATACCACTCCTTGTCAACAGTGAATTTTCTCTTGATTCTTTTGTCACCTAGTGGCAAATATGGCAGTTTCACAATGATGCAGAATCTTGCCAATTCATCCTTCAGATCAACACCATGGGTGAGAGATGGACTCACAAGCACTGTGGGTTCAGGTGAGTTGAGATGTTGTTTTAATATTTCTTCATTGGGGGTGATTCTGTCGCGAAAGAGAAATTTTGCATCATCCTTCAGATGTGACTTGAGTTTTTCGGTGATGTCCAGGCTGTGTGTATGTATGATGCCTTTTTGACCTTTGTGCATGTTGCATATCGACTTGATGCTCTTGGCTAAGTTACTAATGCATCTATCAATGTTGCTATGATTTAACTTGTTGCTAGTGGTAACATAGATGGGGCTCTTTGATGCATCAAAGGTGGACGGTGCTTCAATGTAGGCATATTTTTTGATGCCAAGAGTTTGAGCGAAAGCCTTGTGATCTATGATGGTTGCACTCATGAGAATCACCTGATCTGCATAATTGAATATGTTTTGCGCCAGCACATCAGTTGACAAAGGTGTTAGTTTTACAAATCTTGCATTTCTCTCCACCACCCATTCAATTTGATCCCAGAAGCGATCCACAGTCATTATGGAATTGAAGAGGTTTTTTAGAGATATAATCTTCTTGCGCTCACCCATGACTAAATTACTATCTTTTTTTCCAGTGGATCGGTTTATTTGTTCAGTGAGTTTAAATGCCAAATCCATTATCCAATGTCTCACTTGATTGGAGTTTTCATTGTATATTTTATTGACATTAATTTTATAATCTTCAAGCTTCTGATATTCTATGACAACACTGTACTGCTTGATTATTTCATGCTCCAGTTCATTAGCTTCATCGCAAACAATGTAGTTTTTTCGCTTCACATGAGATGGTAGTGAAAAAAACATCTTGTAATTCAAGACCGACACAGTGGATTTTATTGCTGCATTTCTGCTGTTATAATAACTGCATTTGCTTTTCTCCCAGCATTCTTCTTTTAATCTTGATACAAACAGACAAGGGGCTGTTTCCACATCATAATTTGTATCAATGTTGCAGCAGTAATTCGTCTTGCCCTTGAGAACAGGCAAATAGGAAAACAGCTGACTGTATTGATCTTGTAGATTTTTTGTTATGGTTAGTATGAAAGTACCAAAAGGTGGTTCAGATTCACATTCAACTGAGTGTAGATAATTGCCGTGATGATCTTGTCTGTACACATCATAGGAATCTACCTTCTTTACAAACAGTTCTGAGGGCTTGTTGCTGCTGTTGCCAACTGTTACTGGTATGAAACTCTTGCCTATGCCAGTAGGTGCACTGACAATAATAAATTTCTCGTTTTTGTGTAATTTGTCAGTTATCTGTTTTAACAAATCTACCTGTGTACCACTAGGTGCATACTCCTTGGGAAAGAAGTTAATTAATTTCTGAAACACAAATCAATAGAAGCGCCACTTGAGATGTTTTGTCTGTTTGTTTAGCTTCCTCATCTGTGAGGGCTTAAGAAAACAAACCTTTTTTCTCAGGTCTTCCAAAACACCACTTCTCTTCACTTCACGGGAAAATTGCTTGAGCTTGGAATCAAAATAATCCTTGTCTGTGCACCTCTTTTTGTCTAACTTCACTTCACAATGTACTGTTCTCATAATTGGTATTATTATATAATGGAGACCGAGTTATTCTACGTATTTTATGTGCACTTGTTGATTTAAAAATTTATTTGGTTTCACAATGAAGAGCTCCGAATAGAAATCCGGCTTCCTACCTTTGAAAGTTATGTGTTTTTCTTGATAGCACAAAGTAACACCTTGTTCCAGGTAATCAAATTTAAACGGATAAGGCATTTCATATACTTTTTTGACATTGTTTATAAGCAGAGTGAAACATATGTAGAAGTCTTTTACCGAAAATAGTATCAATTTGCCTGTTTTAAGAGTTTTATTGTTGAGACATATTTCAATTTTTCTTTGCAGCAAGCCATTCATGTGTCTTTCTAGTTTTTCGTATAACATATTATGAATCCATGAATGCAAGCTTTTGTGCAGTGGTTAATTTTATTAGATTTTTTTGAAAATAAGTCCAAAAAGCGTCACCTGCCGGTATGGAGGTTATGAGGTCACAGCTGTTAGTATTCACACATCTGTAATCTTGCATAAAAATATCCCAAGCAATAACCAGGCTTTTCTGGTTAGGATCATACTTCAGGGGTTTGGTTGAAGGTCTGTAGTTTAACGTTATTCTGCCATTTACAGAGTTGAGTACTGCAGGTGAAGTGGTACATAACATTCTTCTGAATGGAGGTCTACCTGGTCTGGGGATACGTCTTACAAACTTTATCTCGCAAACATTATTTTGTAGCACGGACTTTAGGCTTGTTAGATTGATTAACATTGTCCTCTCTTGGTTCAACAATACCGAATATCCTCTGTTCATTTAAAAATATGCCTTGCCTGAGTGTGCCATATCCCTTCACAACTATGTTTGCAATTGGTATGCCCATGTTGTTTGGGAAACAGATGTAATCATCTTTCTTCACCAACTTGCAGGATGGGCCTGCAATTATGGTCTTTCCAATTCTCCAGGCATTTGTGTCTGCATTAACAGGCACCACAATGCCATTTCTTATTATTTCATTTCCTGTGTGAGTTGAATCTGTGAATTCCACCAACAGAATATCATCCAACACATTCACCAGATCATAACCCATCAACACACTGTTGAAGGTATTCTTTGGTAGTCCGCTTAAATCAATTAAACTTTTCTGTACCGGTAGTGAATCAATGCTTGGTTTTCCCATGCAATCATTTATGGGTAAATACTACTATATCAACTATCTTTAATCTTGGGCTTCTTGATGTATTCTATTCTTTTAAACTTATATTTTGGCAATACATTTGCTAGAAATCTGTAACATTCGTAACTGCTTAAATTTCTGCCATATTTGTTGAGTGTTTCATTGACTATGAGGGCTGCAGATGGATCCAACATGGACATCCATCTATTCAAGAGAAACGGCTGGATGTTCTTCTCTTCTTCCAGGTTGAAATTGGGTCTGATCTTCTTGGAGAAGGCCACATCATTAATGATGTCAAATATGTTCAATGAGATATAATTTTTGTCGTAGCAATGAAGATGTCATCATTCATGTTGTAAAAGTGCTCGATAACCTTGGTCATGAATTCCTTGCATTGATCATCATTCAATTTGGTACTGTAAGCAAAAGCAGGTGCCTTGTCACCGGCTTCCACATTGATACCTGTGTGGCCTAGTGCAGCTCCATCCTTGACATGCACTATGCTCACGCTGCATTTTCCCTTGGTTTGGGTAATTTTGTTTTTGGTAAATTCTTTGACAATCATCAAATCATCACCATCCACCTCAATGGGTGCATCCAAGTACTTGGCCAATATTGAGGCAACGTTGGAGTTGAATAGTCTCTGATAGGCCACGGCACCAAAACTTTCCTTTATGAGAGGCATTTCATACAGAAAGTGGATCATGTCTTCACTGTAGATGAAATCCTTGTTGATGGCATCCTCTTGATCAATCAATCCCTCTGTTTCAACATTTGCTGAACCTCTGAAAGCTATGATGTTGCCAATGGGTAAAACTTTACTCTTGAAATATTTGTAAGCAAATCTACTGTGCAACAATACACCATCATATGTCTTAATGTCTTTAATTATCATAATTCAATTATAGCTGATATTTTCATTTATCAATATGATAATATTTTGACAGCTGATCCACAAGCCTGTAATGCAGATCATAAGATGTGTTGATTTCATCAATGAAAATCTGAATGTTGTTGTGGTTCAATCCCTGTTCAATGAAGTGTCTGATTTTCTTGATCTTGGTCCTCAGATTATCAAAAACATATTTGGTACCAAATCTTACTTTTCTTTTGATTATCTGACCTCCATACATATCTGCCAACCATCTGATATACAGGTCAGTCTTCCGGAAGAACTTGGGTTTGCTCTTGATGTGATTCAACCAATCTTTGTAATAGCTTGCACAGAATACATCTGAGTTTAGATTTAAAAATTTCTTATAAGATTCAATGTCGTGTAGAATTTTTTTTGTTTGAATTAAATCCATGCCATTAATTTCAGTATAAAAATTATGTTCAATTTCCCTGTATATGTAGCTTAGGTTGAAAAGGTATGCTGCATATGCTTCATCATTCAAAGTGCCTTTGATAATTTGTTTTATGAAAGGGTGAGACTCAATTAAATCATGTTTCTGTTTCGTGGAACTTCTGATTAGCTTGGAATATGCAGTTGGTTTGTAAGCTGTAATTACATTTACCAGGTGTAGGAATTTAAGTACTACATCCACCATATGCAGATTCCAAATCCAAACAATTGTATTCTCAAATCATATCCATAATCATATGCACACATATGTACACCTGTATCTAGATTAGTAACATGCAATCCAAAGTTTTTATCATCATATCCCTTGTTATAAATGAATAGAATTTTTGGAAAAGTGAACCGAACGTCAAAATATTTGATTAATCTCATTATAGATACCCTTTATACCGTTAGTATTATAATCGAATAACACAATAAAATCAAGTGGTAAAAGTTGATACACCAGCTTTTTTAATAAATAAACCATATGAATGATAACTCCAATGCGGATGCCGGTAGATCCTCAACGTTTGGCCAATCATTAATGAATTTCATCAACAACCGCATGCCCTATCAAGGCTATGCGGCCATCGATACCATAAGCAAATTGAACCCCAAGTTCAAGGATTTTCAAAACACTGGTAGCAAGCGTTCAGAAGCACTGGCACGTCACAGCATCAGCAGCAGCACCATGTTCAACAACACTGATCCAACTGGTGTCATTGGATTGGATAACAACTTCACCAAGTTCATGTATGCAAGCATACAACATGACAAACTGGCCAGGTTGCGTGATTACAGAGTCATGTCGGCATTCTCTGAAGTTGCTGATGCATTGGATGAGATTTGTGATGAGTGTGTCAACAGAGATGACAACAACAGAATTGTTTTGTTGGAACTCAATGACATGAAATTAAAAGAGGATGAAAAACAAAACCTGGAGGATGAGTTTCAGAAATACATAACTTACTTTGATTTGAACAGAAGAGGTTTTGAATTGTTCAGATCATTGCTCATTGATGGTGAGATTTACTTTGAACACATAATACACAAAGAATATACAGATGAAGGCATACTGGGAGTGGTGACTGTGCCCACTGAATTCATTGATCCTATATTTGGCAATGTGCAAAACATGATCATCAAAGGTTATCTGTTGCGCAAACCAGTTTTTGATCCCAACAATCCCAACAAGATAGTTCGCTATGAAATGATACCCATGGATGTCAATCAGATCACTTACATCAACAGTGGCATCTGGAATGAGAACAAGACCATGAGACTGCCATTCATTGAAAATGCACGCAGAGCCTATCGTCAACTCAGCTTGATTGAAGATGCAGTTGTAATTTATCGACTGGCTCGTGCACCCTCGCGCTTAGTGTTCAATGTGGATGTGGGTGCAATGCCGCCACCCAAGGCTGAAGCTTATTTGAAGAGATTGATGCAGCAATATTGGTCCACAAAGACCTTTGATGTGGATCAAGGCAGCACAGTCAAAAAATTTAACCCACAAAGCATTCTGGATAATTTCTGGTTTGCCAAGAGAACAGGGTCTGATGGCACATCAGTGCAACAATTGGAAGGTGCAAATTCTGCCTGGGGCATGGAAGAGATGCTTTATTTTGTGAAGAAATTGTACAAGAGTCTCAAGGTGCCAGTAACACGATTGAATCCAGACGATGCCTACACACCTGACATGAGCGTTCTCAGGGAAGAATTAAAATTTGCCAAGTTCATTGTGAGGGTGCAGCAGCATTTTGCAGAAGGACTAAAGAATGGATTCATCACACATCTCAAATTGAGAAAATTGTGGGACAAGTATGAGTTAAAGGAACAAAACATATCATTCATTTTCAATGTGCCAACCAATTTTTATGAAATGAGAGAAGCACAAAAATTAGAACTCAAAGTCAAAGCATTCAATGATCTGACTGCTGGTGACAGTGTTTCCAAGACTTATGCACAGAAGAATTATCTGGATTGGAGTGACGTTGAAATAAAGGCCAACAGAGAATTCTTGAGAAAAGACAATGAGTTACGCTGGGAATTGGAACAGATTGCAGCCAATGGGCCCAATTGGAGAGATGTTTATGCAGCAGGTGTACAACAGCCTGGTGCTGAAGGAGCTGTGCCAGGTGGCCTCACAGGTGGAGGAGGCAGTGCTGTGCCGGCAGGTGCTCCTCCAGCCTTTGGACCGGCTCCAGGTGAAGCACCAGCAGCTCCAGAAACTGCTGCAGCACCTGAAGCAGGAGCCCCAGCACCTGCAGCTCCTACAGCCACACAATAGAGCTGTAGATTTTTTTGAGCAATTGATTCAAATGCTTCCTCTCAAATTTCCTGGCATCTATTTCTAAGGGATCATTGAAATATCTGTGATTATTTTCACGGAAGTCATAATCGGTATAAGCTATGTTTGTAATTCTCTTGTGTATTTTGTATTGTATGAAGTGTCTAATCTCATGAATTAGAACTCGGAGAAACCCCTTCACAATTAATTTTTGATTGTTTGAATCAGAATATCTGCCAATATTAATCACATTGCCACATGGATTGAAATCACTGTTGCGCCCGGACTTCTTCACGTTAATAACCACACGCGGATGAATGTTGTCATCCTTGCCCCTGCATAGTCTGAAGATCTCTTTTCTGAGTACCTCTGAGTTTATGTGATGTTTGTAGAGCCAGTCTTTAGTTCTTCTGGTGAAGTGTACTATCATTTAAGCCAAACAGTTGTAGGATCAAAAGCTGCAGTATCAAGAAATCCCCACACCTCATACTGGGGTTTAGTTTCAATCTTTGCTGCATTGATTAAATTGTTCAACAGAAATTCCAAATCTTGAATGTGCCACACATCATCCAGCAGTCTCTTGCCTGATGTTCTGGATTGGTGTGCAACATGATCAGCGTATGAATAAGCAAACCCTGCAAATGGCGGTATCATACAACCCAAGCTGACCAAGTTGCCTAATATTCTAGACACCACTTCTTTGCCTCCAACTGAATGCATGGTCACAATGGCACTTGCCGGCTTACCTACAAGATATTTTGAACCCTCAAGTACAGTCATCTTCTCAAACAACTGCTGCATGGGTGAACCCCAGCTATCCCAATAGGTACCTGAAGAAAATATTAAACAATCTGCTTTCTTGATATTTCTCTTGACACTGTTCCAACAGAAAGACGGACTCAAGTGCACCACTCTTACCTTTATATCAGCATCCTTCTTTAAAATCATTTTTTTGATTTTCTTCAGAAGCATTGAAGTGTTGCCTGTTCTGCCTCCTATGGCCCCATTTATAATCAGGACATTTAACATGATCTAATTGTAAATGAATATTGGGCGAAATCAATTACTCTATCTCGAATAACTTGTCAAACGTCTTAATACTATTTTTGTAGCTGGCAAGTGTTTCCAAATCAGCATCTGTTGTGTATTGCCAATTAAAACTAAGATCTTCTGGAACCTGAAAACCAAAAAATTCAAAAACTTTCTTCTCATTAATGATAACATTCCTTCCATTATAATTCTGACCTGTTAAAACCATGCCTGCATCTATATTCTTAACAATATTATTTTCTTTCAGAGTCGTGTGTCTGTTCTCAATCCAAGTAAGTCTCTCTATAAGTTTTTGGTAAAAGGAGTTGGCCTGTCCCCATCTTACAGAAGCAAAAAATACAACTGCATCAGACTCAAACAAAGCCTTGGCCACTTTCCACAACTCATCATCTTTGTTATTATATGAGGCCCAACACCTCAAATACCCAGTTGGGTTTTTTTCTTTGTCTTTGATCTTTGCACCCATTAATCCACAAGAGTTGCCGTTTTTTGAAGATACATTGCCCTCACAAGGGTGAATTTTTAGTTTTGTTGAGTCAATTATTTTCACATTATTCTCTGGCAACAAATCTCTCAATATGTATGCTAACTGTGTACTTTTGGGCACATCTTCCGGGTGCTTATCCCATCTATTAGAGGTGGTTATAAATAGAATATTACTCTTCTTTCTCAAATGAGTAATCATTCTGTAAACCTTGTTCTGATAAGTATTGACGTTATTTTCTATCTTTTCTGACATCAATTGATCATGAAGGTCTTCAAACACTTGATATTTATATCTTGATATATTTAAAACACTACCTATTATATGATGGTGGAAGAGAAATTTACAATATACGTCAAAGGGTCAGTCACAGGTGACAGAAGCAGAAAGTTTAATATCTTTGCTTTTGATCACTATCTGGCCCATAAATATGCTATCAACAGGACCAATCAAATCAAAGAGGAAATTGTATCAATAAAAGACAGTAGAAGCAATGAAGTGTACAACATGGATGCAGGTTTTTTGTTTGAAGAATAACAATTAAGATGAACAACTTCTTGTTGAAGGTTGTAGAGAAAACCAATAACAATAATTACCATTGCAAAGTTTATGTGGATGGTAATGAAAGTGGTATTTTGTATTTGACAGAGAATCAATTTCTAGAATTATCTGGAATTATTTCTCGCGGATGCATTGATAGAGAAATACCCTATGAAATAAATAATGATTTTGATTTTGTTGAAGAAGATTTTGATTAAACGAAAAGAAAAATAATTCCAGAATAAATATATGCATGAGGAAAACTACCTCATCTATAAAAGGAATTTGTGAAGAATTCTGCGACTATGTGTATGAGGACGTATCTAACAATAGCTTCTTGCTGAATGTGCCACATTCATGGTTCAATAGGCTTTCGGATGTGTTGAAAAGACACGGCTTAAAGTGTATCCATACAACAAAAATGGAGAACACCATCACATGTGTTTTTTATAAGAGTTGATTTTCATTATTTTTTCTTTATTATTAATTGGTGCCTGAGTTTCCAATAAAAAAGTCTTTCAAAGGCAAAGAACCCATCTTTGATGAAATGAGGCATCTGTATCTGGATCAAAAAACCAGAGCACCCTACTACAATGTGACCAGATGGTTATCTAAATTTAAGCCTGAGTTCGATTTTGATGCAATGAGCGAAGTGTATGCTAAAAAATACAACATGCAAGTGGATAAAGTTAGGGAAATGTGGAATAAGAAAAGAGATGACAGCGTTATTTTCGGTAAAAAATTTCACAAAGTTTTTGAAGAATATCTAATCAGTAGCTCCATCATAGAGGAGGACTACAAGCCCGTGGTGGAGCAGTTCAATTGTCTCAATCTTGTGGATAGAAAACATCATAATTTCTTTGAAAAAAGATTATACAATTCAGATTTAAACATTGCTGGTACTGCTGACATCATCTCAATTAATGGGGACACTTTTGACATATATGACTTCAAAACCAATAAAAAATTAGGATTTGAAAATTCCTTCAAACAGGACAAATGGCTCAAATCACCTCTGGACCATCTGCCCAATTCAGAGTATTTTAATTATGCCTTACAATTGAGCATGTATGCATATCTTACTGAACAAATGACTGGATTGAGATGCAACCGTCTCAGAATATTCTGGTACAACAGACATCAACCAGAGAACTATGATTCTTTGCAGGGCAGATGGCAGATCTATACAGTGCCATATTTAAAAGAAGAAATTAAAGCCTGTATCAATGAATTGTCACAATAGACTCAGTTGGGAAGAATATGCCATGGGTCTGGCTTGTGTAGCATCTCTGAGAAGCCAGGATCCTCATGTCAAAGTGGGTGCTGCAGCATTGAGCCATGATAATAGGGTGTTGGGTGCAGCATACAATGGATTGGCCAGCGGGTTTGATCTGTCTGCTGAAGTGTGGCAAGACAGGGACAAAAGAAGACCGTATATACTTCATGCTGAACAAAATCTTCTGAGTTTATTCAATAGAAAAGAAGCCAGATTAGTGGCAGTAACCTTGTTGCCATGTTCTGATTGTGCCAGACTTTTATGCAGTTGGGGCGTCCAAACAGTTTGCTATATCAATGAATATGATAGAGATTCGGGCAGCAAAGACATATTTAATTTCTACAAAGTAACACTTTTACAGATAAAAAATCCTCTGGAAAATATGTTTTAAATCATAAGTAACTATATGGCACTAGCAACTATTTCAGTTAATTTCGCAACAGACGCAGAGGCCCTTGCCGGTTCATCTACTGATACAAGCATCAGCCCAGCGCGCTTAAAATACACCCTCATCAATGCAAATTATCCAACAGCATTTGTGTTGAGATCAGGTGACACCATGACAGGTTCCTTGAATGTTCAAGGCAGCATTGTTGCCAGCGGTGATATTACAGCATTTGGTGCAGTGTCTGATGAAAGATTAAAAACCAATGTTCTTACCATTGACAATGCTCTTGCAAGAGTATTGGCAATTGATGGAGTTACTTTTGCATGGAATGATGCTGCAGCTGCAATAGAAAAAACTGGTGCAGATGTGGGTGTACTTGCACAACAAGTGGAATCAGTTTTTCCAGAAGTTGTTGTGACGCGTGACAATGGATACAAAGCAGTTTATTACGAAAAATTGGTACCCCTGCTCATAGAGGCCATTAAAGAGTTGAATAATAAGGTAGATGCCCTCTCTAAGCAACTATCAACAGGGAGTTAATTTAACATGGCCTCACCCGGCTATACCTTACAGCTGAGTAAGCTGGCCCTTGCCACTGGCACAACACCTGCCAGCATGTCTCTAGCCATTGGCAGTTCCACACAAGGCAGTTTCACTGATTTTGAAGCTGCATCAATCACTTCCCTAACCAATTCCAACCCCACACCAGGTTACAATCAAAATTTTACTTTGTCTTTGAATTTTGCTGGTGAAGGATCAAAGTTTAGCAGAGTTAAAACCAGAGCAGCAAACTTTACGTTTGGTGCCATTGGCAACACAACTGTTGTTGCAGATAATGGTAGTTCCAAACAATATCAGAACACATTCAATCCTGGAGGAACAAACTGCAGTACGAGCACAACCATTCCCCTGTTAGCAAAATTTTATGATCAAGGATTCAATTTCAATGCCAGTGGGTACAATACCAATTTCAGCAGCTCAGTCACCCTGTATGCTCCACCCAAGCCTACCATCAGTGTAACTGGCACAACCAAACCTTCTACTTGCACCAACCCTGCAGCCCCTTGCCCAGGTGCAACCATAACAGTGTCCATCAATCCCGGTTCTTACAACGGCATAACTGGCAGCACCATGTCTGTGTACAGGAATGGTGCATTAGAATCCACCATTTCATCTTCTGCCACTGTATCCTATACATTTGGTTCAGGCAGCAGCCCCATCATGTACACAGGCACCTCATATACTCTTTACATAACTAATGATTTTGGGTGTACAAGTGATAACGCCGTTGGTGCAACAACACCTTCCTATCCGTAACGTGTTAGCAGAAGCTGAAAAGATAATCAATTCTGGCAATTCGCTCAGAGCGTTCTACCATGACAGTGAAGGCGGAGATTATTTTTTAATTTTTCATAAAAAAGATAATATACTTAAAAACGCAATAACCGGTGAAACCGTTTCACTGGAGAAATTTTACAGAATAGATTATCACAACATAAGCACGTCTTTTGTAAAATATTTAAAAAAAATTTATATTAAGACCAAAGACAAGGAAATATTTAAAAATACAGAATTCTTAGAAATTTGCTTACGCAGAAATTTTATTGAAATATTAAGATTTTTCAATTTAAAACCAGAAGAATACATCAACCCCAATCGCAATACAATTCACAGAATTGCAAAAAAAATGGCAAGATATTTCAACCGATATTTGCATAAAGAAATAACAGAAAAATATTTCCTTATCTTATCAGAAATTGATTTGCAAGACATGGAGGTGCTGACAACATTCTGGCCCATTGAAATTAACACAACACCGCACTTCCTTAAAAATACTGTTGGACTGTCCTCAGTTAGATACATTGAAAATATTATGTACAACAACATTTTCAAAATACCTGGATTAATATACACAAATTTTAGTATGTCAAATCCTGATATTCTAGAAACATTGAAATCAAAGATAAAGGAAAGAATTCTATTAAGATCTGAGGAATGCAAAGCATTGTTGAACAACGAGAAGCAAGAAGCTGAAAAAGTTGCAGATACAGATAGTATCTTTGAAATTAATACTGTTCTTGATATCATTCGAAATGAAGAGATTAATATAGACAACAATCTTAAGAGCAGAAACACTGTGAATGAAGTGTTGGGATTTTGGCCAGACATACTGCTGCCAGCACCCCCATATATAAAGATATTTTAAAAAAACATGTAGAAAATGCATAATGCAGTGTAAATAACTATATGACTGATACAGAAGTAAAAATTCACCTTGCCTCCGCCATCTCCAATTGGGCAGATTTAGAAACCTATGCTGCCAGATCCTTGAAGGATTCATTGGGTGCAGTTACAGAAAATTCTGGATTCATGCCTTTTGAAGTGGTAGATACAAACAATGATGGGTTCATTGATTATGCAGAATGGAAAGATCAGCATCACCCAGTATGTGTACATAATTTCGGATTAGTTCCACAATCTTTCTATGAAAATTCGATCGCTGAGTTTGGCAGCGAAACAAATGTATTGAGCTACAAATGTGGTGTGTGTGAGCTCATCTGGAATCTGATTACTAACAGCACCAGTGATCTGATCAACAAGGGTCAATATGTGGCAGTTCTTGGCAATCTCGGTTCATTGATTGCCTTCAACAATGATCATTCTGTAACCTACAAAGGAACAGATGCAGTCAAGTCTGCAGCAGTGGCTCTGTTTAATTCAAAAGTAGCTGCACTTAGGAAGTAACGTCCTGCACAACCATGATCAATAAGTTTGATCTTGGAGAAGAAAAAATCAAACCCTCTGAAAAGGGTTATGCCTTTGTCACAACAGTTACAAAAGAATTTGTAGATTTTGCAGTCAATTGGCACCTATCGTTAAAAAACATACAAGAAGAAAAGAACAGCATTGTAGTATGTTTAGATACAGAATCTTATTATGCTCTGGAAAAACATAACATATGCTGTGTGTTGCTTGAAGCTAAGAATATTACCAATAATAGCAGAGCTGATTGGATAGAAAATGAGAAATACTACAAAGCTGCAGGCCCCTATTATTTGCAGCAAAAATATAAATTGGATATCATATCCTCAGATACTGATATAGTATTTTTCAGGAACCCAGTGGGGTTATTAAAAAAGGAAATTCTGGAAGGTAATGATTTGGTAGTAATCTCCGATAAGCGGTTTGACAGATTTGTTCCTAACAGGGTCAAGGGCAGGATTAAAATGCTGGATTATAACAGAAAGAATGTTGTAGATTATGGCATACAAGACCAAGCCAAGTTCGGAGAACCCAATGGAGCATTTGGTTATTTTCCACACACGGAAAAAATGACAAAATTATGGGAAGTCTTTTTCCCCAATTCCGAGTACTTGAAGCAATTTCCAATTGGCATTGAAGAGGGTGCTGCACAGACCATTTTTAATAAAAGATTAAAAGAACTGGACATCAAATGTAAGGTTTTAAGTGTTTTAGATTTTCCCAATGGAAGCGTGTGGCAAGTGCCATATTTAAAGGAAAAAATTAAAAACACTTGTTACATAATGCATTACAACTTTTGTTTAAACAGTGACCCCATACCTGCTGCCGAAGAAAAGCGGAAATGGATGAAGAGCGATGGAACCTGGCTTTTGACATAGTTCATTTTAAAATAACATATGGCCGATGTCAGCTTAAAAAAAATCGACACAAGTGATTCTGCAGATCAGCTGTTCACTTATGAGGTGATCAAATACAGGTGGGAAAAAGCTCATACGGTTAACATCAAATACAAGACACAAGAACACATACCCTCATTTGATGATCACTTGAAGGTTTTATTTTCCGAAAGATACAAACAAATATATAAAATATTTTTAGCAGAATTCTTAATAGGCATGATATATATTGATAAGAACGATGTAAATGGTACCTTTCTGTTGCCCTACTTACTCAAGAAAGCTTTTAAAGAATTAAAGAAAAGAAATGAGCCTTTAGATATAAGGAGCATCACACCACAAACACACATACAACTCTTTAGGAATCATCCAGATGTAACAGTGCATTTTGCAACAGTTAATCCCAATAATGTATTGTCCTTGAGAGCATTAATTGAAAATGGCTATGAACACATTGAAACAGTTCTAGCAATGAAAACAGAAGACGGGGAGATTAAACAAGGCCCATGGAAAGTCTAGCACACTCATATGATGTGGTGGATCTGTTTGAAAAGAGAATAGCCCAGTGGGCTGGTTCAAAATTTGGTGTATCAGTTGACAGCTGTACGAATGCACTCTTTTTATGCTTAATGTATTCAAACAAACAATCTGAAACAATCACCATACCCAAACGAACTTACATATCAGTTCCAAGCTCCATCATACATGCAGGCTATAATGTACAATTTGAAGATTTGAATTGGTCAGGTGTGTATCAATTGAAACCGCTTCCAATCTATGATGGTGCAGTTAGATTCACAAAAGGTATGTACAAAGGTGGGCTGCATTGCCTGTCATTTCATGTGAAAAAACATCTTAAAATAGGCAAAGGTGGAATGATTCTTACAGATGATGAAGATGCAGCCAGGTGGTTTAAACTAGCAAGATTCAATGGTCGCAATGCCATCAACCATGATTCAGATACTTTCAAGATGATAGGTTGGAATTTCTACATGTCCAATTATGATGCTGCAAGAGGTTTATGGCTATTTGACTCAATGGGTGATTATTATCCAGACATTGTAGGTGGATATCCGGATTTATCATTATATAATTTTACCAACAATAGAAGCGGAGGAATACTTTTAAATGAACGAGTTAACAACAGCAATTAAAATTAACGACAGGGTAATTGATCTGCCCATTACTGCACAAAAATTTGCCCCTGGCAAAGATGAAGTGCTGTTCAATATGGATATTACTCCAGTCAGTACTTCCTTACCGTGGTCAGGGCTGGGCTACACCATACAAGAATTTTTAACACCAGAAAAAAACGAAATAATAAGACAGGGAATTAAGGAAATTATTGTGGATATTTTAAATTCTATTGGAGTAGAGACACATGGGTTTAAACTCGAAAATTATCATAATTTTGTTAATGATGAAACACATATCAAATTCGCCGATGCCATAAGAGCTGGATCTGATGGCACAGGTGGCATCTCCATGGATAAATTCCCTCTTGACATTGATGAAATAGATGAAAGAATCAGTCAAATATGTGAAACCAAAGTTACAGCCAGAAAGATATTCGAGTTGGGTGATGGAAAGAGCTACACTGTTAAACATTTCTGGATCAGAGTAGTGCGTCCACAGCACTACAAAGACAACAATCCCCCTCATCGCGACGTGCATCTGGACAGAAGTCGTGGTGCAGTGAATCTGTACTTCCCTCTGGCTGGCAGTACAGAGGATTCCTCTCTCCCCATTATTCCTGGCAGCCATCTCTGGTCTGAATCTGAAATAGTACGTACATATGGAGATGCCTGCGTGAATGGCGTTAAGTATACCAATCCGGCAACAGTTGCTGCAGTGAGAGGTCTCAATTTAATTACACCCAATCCTGGACCTGAACAAGTAATGGTATTCACGCCCTACACCATTCACGGTGGTGGTTATAACTTCAATAAAGACACAACTAGAGTTTCTCTGGAGATGAGATTTTGGAATACAAATGATTAATTCTACTTCTATAAAATACAAAGCATCCAGACTTTTTTGCAAAGCAATCATTCAAACTTTTGAAAAAGTATCCAGAAAATATAACAATATGGCTCTGCCTGAATTTGATAAAAGTCTCAAACTCAATTTCAAAAGCATAAAGCGTGAGTTTTTAAACCATTACAACACAAATAATATTCCTTCTGCAGGTGAAATATCAAAAGAACAGTTGAGGATTGAAGATCAGAACAAATGGAGAACCTTGGTATTGAAGGTCTTTGATTATTACAACAAAGCCAACTGTTCTCTATGCCCATTAACACATGAGATCATAAGTTGTAGCAAAAACCGTATTGTGTCTGCATTATTTTCAGTCATGGAACCTGGAACACACATCAAACCACACAGAGGGGTATTCAACGGTGTATTAAGATATCACCTGGGCATTGTTGTGCCTGATTCAGAAGATGTCTTTATTAACATTGACAACAACAAGACTTATTGGCATGAGGGTGAAAGCTTTATATTTGATGATACCTTGTTACATGAAGCAATTAATAATTCTGCAGAGCGTAGAGTAGTACTTATCATTGACTATATTAAGCCGCTTCCCCGTGTGTTGAATTTGGTGAATAAAATGATAATTAATATAATAAAAAAATCACCTTTAATTCAGAATATTATAGAAAACTTAGAAAATGTTAACATTAAACGAAATAGCCAAAAAAGTACTAACTAAAGGCATTGTTGTAAGACTAGTTTTTCCACACAAAGGTAAAAACAATTATGTTGTTATAGCACAAAAGAAATGGCTTGATACCTTTGGGTTTGTTACAGATTTTGCTGAAGATGATATTGTGGATGTTATTCTGGAGAGAAAATTTGATATAGATAGTATTAAGATATCTCTCATCGAGTATATAGGAGCTCCAAAAGATGTTACCTTGGAAGATTTGATTTCACCGACCCCATCCTTCCAACAACTTGGTGATGATTTTCTTTTAACCAACGAGACCTACATCAACAATATTAAAAGTACCATCATCAAATTAAAGTTAAACTTTAAAGAATATAAATCTTATCATATAGATTTGTATGAACAATTAAATTTAGAGCAAATGAAGGAAGTATATTATCTTAGATTCTTTCCTAGCACTGTCGATGATAAAAATCGTGACGAAATATTGACAACTATAAAAAATGATGTTCAAGAAAAATTCTTTCTGCATAGTGAACAGAATGAAAACTTACCCAATCTGCTGACAATTGTTCCCTCATTATATGTTCTGGGCATTGATTCTAATCAGATTGACAATGAAGATGCTAGGTTTATTAATGCTCTAAAATTCAGGTGGTTTGACTTGATAGATAGTGAAAGGCAAAAAATAATCATGGATTTAAATGTGCAGCTTGACAAGCTTAGCAACATTGATGCAAGTGATGAATGCATTAAAGAATCTAAGAGGCAGACCCTGGAATACATATCTTTACTCAAAGACATAAACATAGATTGTCTGAACAACCGTACAACTGTCAAGGATATAATAAGCTATTGGCCAAGTATCATGCAACCAATGCCTTCGTACATTTATGAGAGTTAATTTCCTCTGGATAGGTGACTCCATTGGCAAGATGGAACAATTGACTCTCAAATCGTTCTTAGATCATGGTCATGAATCAGTACTATGGGCATACAACACCAAGCTTGCCAATGTACCAGCTGGTGTGCAGGTACAGGATGCTAGAGAGATTATACCAGAAGATAGAGTTTTTTCTTATACTGGCACAGGTGATTGCAGAAAGGGAAGCTATGGAGGTTTTTCTGATATTTTTAGATATTATCTTTTGTTAAAAATTGGTGGGTGGTATTGTGACATGGATGTGACATGTCTTAACAGCTTTGAGGAAATCGATAAATCACATGAGCTTCTATTCAGACCTCATGTTAAGACAGAATTAGTTGGCAACATCATGAAAACACCCAAGGGGTGCAAAGTTATGGAAGATTGCATAGTTGAAACCGAGAAGGTCATTAATACAGACAATAACAGCTGGATTCGACCTGTGGAAATTCTAAGGGATGTTGTTCTGAAGCACAACATGAGACAACACATATGTCCTGTGACTTGGTTTGGTGACGATAATTCACACATGCTTCTAAAGTATGTTGCCACATCATTTGTCACCAGAGATACAGAGCTACCAAAGTATGCTATACACTGGTGCAATGAAGCAATCTCCACCGGCAGATGGAACAAGCAATTGAAAAGATCTTGGAACGAACCCATACCGACAACACTGTTTTATAATTTATTAAAAAAACACAATTTGTTATGATATGAAGAATTGCATAGCGACAATTTTGGATGATAAGTATTTAGCAGGTTTTCTATTAACACTATTCTCTATTACACAGAGTACAAAAAATATAGACTTCGATATCATAGTACTTGAATGGGGTGAACTATCTGATGAGAGTAGGGACAAAATAGCCAAAGTGTATGACAAGGTGATTTATAAAAGGATTGATACCAATTTATATGATAAATGTTTCTATGATTCCACATGGAGAGAGTGGACATATAATTGCAATTATAGGTTTGATATTTTTGTGTTAGAGCAATATGATAAAGTTTTGTTTTTTGATTGTGATATAATCTTTCAGATAGATTTGAGTGATATGTTGGCACATGATGTAGATTTTGGTGCATGTCCTGCAAATCCGAGAAAAGTTTCTCAGACCAACAAGATAGACGGATTTGGAGGTGGGTTGCTTCTTGTGGGTAAAAAATATTTAAACAATGATACGAGAATGAAATTGATTGAGCTTGCGCTCAGTAAGCCGCTTGAGGATGAGAATCTCAATACAGATAAATGGATAAGCGATGAACCCATACTAAACGTCTATTTTCATAACAAAGTAACTTTTCTACCAGAAAGCTACAATTTAGAGATTACTAAATTAACTTCTGAAAAAATGAAGCATAAAAATAACTACCATTTCGTAGGCCATAACAAACCATGGTATGGAGAACGTATGGACGAAAGATTTGACAGTTTTATATTCAAGGAGATGACCAACAAGGAGGGTCACTACTCAAATATATACTTAATCAAAGATCTCATAGAAATTTACAAGACAACTGCGCTTAATTTGAGTCAGCAAAAAAACATCAACATAATGGATTGCGTTGGTAGAATACATCCCAGGCCATCTAAAGTATGCTCTTTTAATACCAATGGTGTAGATGTTACTAAATTTTCGTGTTGGCCAATAGTGAAAAGATAAATGAAAAAGGCACTAGTAACATTATTAGACGACAAATATTTACCTGGTGGCCTACTTACAATTAATTCACTTGTTAATAGCAGCCCGGGGTTACACATGGATCTAATCATATTCGAATGGGGTACTCTTTCAGAAGATAGTAAAAACCTTCTAAGAAAGATATATAAAAATATTATCTTTAAAAAAATAAACACATCACTCTATGACAATTGCAAATATAGCGGGCAATGGAGAGTATGGACATATAATTGCAATTATAGATTCGATATTTTTACTCTAAAAGAATATGATAAAATATTATTTTTTGACTGTGATATTTTGTTTAATTTGAGTGTTGATGAAGTGTTTTCTCATAATGTAAAGTTTGGAGCATGTCCTGCATCTAAAAATCAGGTAAAACAGATTAATTTAGAAACTGGATTTGAGGGTGGTTTGCTTTTAATAGATAAAACTTTCTTAAGAGATGAAACTAGGGATGATTTGATAAAAATTTCCTTATCTACTCCTCCTCATGATCCCTACATTAAAAATAAAAAATGGGAGAGCGATGAGCCAATTTTAAATACTTATTTCTTAAAAACAATAACTAATTTTCATAAATTCACTTGGTTAGATGAAAAATATAATTTCTTAACTGATCGTCTAACATCAGATTCTTTTAAATCCAATAGAAATTACCAACTCATTGGACACAATAAACCATGGTATGGCAACAAGATAGAGGAGCAATTTGACTCCTATGTGATAAAAAATATCATAAAGAATAATGACAGATGTTTGGCCAGAGTAATTTTAAAACGCCTCCTGCATAACTACAACAATGAAGTCAATAAATTAAAGGCTATAGACATTGATATTCATGATTTCACCTGTAAAATTAAGCCTATAATAACAAATGAATAAAGTCGCTATCATAGTACCACATGGTGATGACGAAGCCCTGGGTTTCGGTGGAGTAATACAGAAGCATGTATTGAATGGAGACATTGTTACAGTCACCATATGCAGAGCACCACATGATGAGAGAACCAAGACACAGTTGTCTGATTCACATAAAGCCAAAGAAATCTTGAAATATCAGAATATTAGACACATGCTCATTTCAGAGGATACCATTAGCAACAGGCCGCTAGATCTGTATAAAGCTTTGGAAAAAGAGTTGAGTGATATTAACCCGGATATACTGTATACTACGTTTTGGGGAGACAACCATCAAGACCATAATATTACATATGAAGCAGTCAGAAGATTGGTAAGAGTGTGGGGACCTCTTAAAGTTGGAAGCTTCCTGGTGGGGGAAATCCCCAGCTCCACAGATCAGTCGCCAAAGATTTCTCATAATATGTTTCTACCTAACAAATACATAGAATTAACACAAGAACAGCTCAATTTAAAGATACAGGCCATGCAGGCTTATTCAACAGAGCAAAAGTATATGCCTCATCCCAGATCGCCATATGGCATAGAGATTTTGTCCAGATCAAGAGGCATGGAGTGTGGAAGGGAATTTGCTGAGTGTTTCATGACTATCAGGGAGATAGAGTAATGTATATTCTTGATTTTTTTGATAAAGACAAGCCTTGCCCGGTAGGGATTAAAGAATGTAGCGAACTAAGAGAAAAATATTTTGGTGAATTAGAGCACAAGGGATCAAGCTGTAGTTCTTGTGATGCTCGAATCATAAGAGACAAATACTTAGATATTATTATCAATCAAACAAAACTCTGATAAATCTTTCAAACTGTTCACAAGCGGTTTTCCCTTTATATTTAAACTGGTATTGAGTAACACCGGGCAGTTGGTTTTCTTAAACCATAATTTTAATACTTCATATAAGAAGGGATTATTAGAATCCACAGTTTGAACTCTGGAGGTTCCATCTATATGCACAGTTGCAGGTATGGCAGTTGGCTTCTTGCATTTAAATGTGTATTGCATGTAGGGAGATGCACCTATACCCATGCTGTAAAAATATTGATCAAAATATTCTAATAATATGCTAGGGGCAAATGGTCTGAACAGCTCTCTACCCTTTATGTTATTAATCCTATCTTGCATGTTTTTATCTCTTGGATCTGCTAGTATGGATCGATTTCCCAAGGCTCTAGGTCCAAATTCAGCTTTGCCATTAACTACAAAACAAAATCCATCCTTGATGATCTTATCAACCACTGATTCAATGCTCTGATCTGGTTCTTGAAATCCCAGAAATGCATTATTAAATTGTATGGTTTTCTTTTTATAAAGCAATGCCGCTCCAACGCTTGCACCCCCATCACCAGGGTGAGGAAATATGTAGATGTCGTCAACCAAATTAATCAACTTGCTGTTGGCAGTGCAGTTCAAAGCACAGCCCCCACCTAGCATTATTTTTTTAGAATTATATTTATACAGCTGTTTCTTAACATATGATAACAGTTTATCCTCATATATTTTCTGTGTTGCTGCAGCTATATCAAACTTGTATCTTGTAATAGTATTATCTTCAAACAAGCCCCGGCATCCCCTGTTCAAATAATACAAATGTTTGAAACCATTCTTGAAAATCCTATCATTCACCCTGTTATAAAACCTGTATGGATCTCCGTAAGATGCCATGCCCATCACTATGTATTCCTCTTCATTGGCTTTATATCCAAGCAAATCCGTCATTGCAGAATAAAATAGTCCTAATGAGTTGGGATAATTTATCACATCTAAAATCTTGAGCTTGTTGTTCTTCACAATATAAGTTGACATGCAATTCAGCTCCCCAACTGCATCAATTATGAAAATTAAGCTGTTCTCTGCATTTCCACTGTATGTATACAGACACGCTGCTGCATGTGAATCATGATGGTTGCAGTATTTTATTTCTGTAAGAATACCTAAATTTTCAAGATATTTCTTTGCATTAAAGAAATTTATCTTCTTATCCCAGATAATATTTCTTAAGAAACGTTTGTGTGGCTTCTCATACCACATGCATACATCTGGATTGCCAAACGAATAAGCACAATTCAACAAATCAACACTCAACTCTTTATCATTTTTTATTCTGGAAAATCTTTCTGATTGTGAAGCAAAAACAATCCTATTATTCCTTACAATGGACACAGATGCATCATGTCCTCCAGCGGAAATTCCCCAGATGTTCATAAAATGCCTCTGTCTTTTATTTCGCTATATAGATATTTGGCTAGTTCTTCATGAGCCGCAGCTCTCAAATGACCGCCACTCTTGGATATACCGTATTGCTTGAAACTCTCTAATGCGGAAAATTTATAAACCCCTTCTTCATCATGTTCAAATATATTATTTTTTTTGTTTAATATTTTTTCTGAATTTATAAATGTTTTATCTCGCTCTGGGTCAAGATGGTTTAGTATTGTACCGCTTATGGTATGAGATCTTAATGTTGGAAGAGTTAAAAATTTTAGGTTCTCCTTTAGTAAATAATTTTCAGCTGCTAATTTTGCATAAGTGTTCATGATATAGAATGATGGAGTTCTGAACAAATAATTCATCACACCAAGTAAAAATTGCTCCATGAAGGGATATTGTTTTATAACTGTATCCACATCAAATCCAATATCCCGCATTACTTCGGTGTCAATAGGTTTGAATTGCTTGGGAAAAAACTTGCACAAAAGAGGATATTCACATATATCTATGATCTGTCTGAATGCTTCTTTGAACGGTATGATGTGTTTCAAATACAGTCTAAGTCTGTTATAATCAGTCCAGCCTACAATGACAAATATCTTCTCAGCATCATGTTTTTTTATTATGTCTGGTAATTCTTTAAAAATTCGTCTAGTGATTTCAAAGTTCGAAAGCCCGTTTTGTGCTAAATTATAATAGTTCTTACATTGTAATGAATCCGACAGATACTTTGCATAGCTATGATTTATGTTGTCAGGATTGTTATGATCAAAATCATCAATTGATTCAGCACCAAAAGTGTTGCTGCAGCCAAAAGCAATCAACGTATCAATCATACAGACATTTGTTTACTCTGTTGCGCTTCTTCATGTTATGAATCAATATTCTTTTTGAAATATATTCTAAAATCTTAAGCTTTATTCTGTAATATAAATCTATCATGCTTTACTTATAATGCAGTAGCCAAAAAAAAAGGCAGAGATTGTTATTATTCTCTGCCTTCCCTTGTGCTGTACTCCAACACAAGTACCGTTTAGGATATTATTATTATAATGGAACTGATAATATTTGCAACTAGAATATTTTGCTTAGTTGTACTGCCTGATTAAACTTGGATAATTCTTTATTCTTCAAGCTCTGCACCTGCAGGTAAGAACCCTTGCACATCTAGACCAGAGCCAATGTAACCAGTCTGCTTTTCAGTCATGGTTTTCTTGTCCACAGTGAATATGCCCCACCCGCCTTCAGGTAATTTTCTCACTTTAATATCTGACATAATATATTTTATATCACAAATTAACAGTTGCAACACAAAAGTTAACTGTTAAAATGTATTGTGCTTAAGCTTTGCATCATAGGTGACGGCTTTGTGGGCAGATCAGTATACAAAGCTTTCTCCAAAAACTTTACATGCAGTATACTTGGTCCACAGCAGGAGAAGCTAAAGGAAAAATTTGACTTTTGTTTCATATGTGTGCCAACAAATACCATCGATGGAAGCACGGATCTAACCAATGTGCACGACAGCTTGAACAAGATTGACTCGGACGTCTATATTCTTAAATCTACTGTGCCAGTGGGCACAAGCAGGGAATTATCCAAAGAACATAACATTGTTTACTGTCCAGAATTCTTGAGCGAATCAAAATACTTCAACCCCACCAATTTTGACGGTGATCTTATCAAATGGCCATTTTTTGTGATGGCTGGAGAAGATAAGAACACAAACAAAGTTTATAACTTGTTCTTATCTGTCTTTGGACCATGTAAAAAATATTCTTTTGTTAATTTTGAAACTGCAGAACTAATGAAGTACAGCATAAACAGCTACTTTGCCACCAAGATAGCGTTTTTCAACAATATCTTTGACATATGCAAACAATACAATGTTGATTATAAATTATTGAGGGAGAATATTCTTTTAGATGAACGTATTTCTGCGCTACACACTGCTGTTTTTGAGGAAAATAGGGGATTTGGTGGTAAGTGTCTACCTAAAGACCTAGAATCATTTCTCAATCAAATCAAAGACAGTAAGAACAAGAGTCTGTTAAATAGCGTGAAGCTTTACAGTTCAGCGCATCTTGAAGCCAATTGATTCACTGTTAGGTGAGTTGGATACTTCCTCTTCATTAAAATCTAATATTTTGATGTCATCCAAGACAAACCATGAATCGCCAATCTTGATGCATCGGTTGTGAGTAGAGAACTTTTTTACAGTTCCTTCTGAAATGGAATAAGGCCTACTCAAAGATGGGGTGAATATAATTTTTTTCCCCAAGATATCTGCAGATGTGTATGAATTGCTTTTTGTCATAACCGGCCCAAGAGGGACTCGAACCCACACTGCAACGATTTTAAGTCGTTTGTCTCTGCCATTGGACTACAGGGCCGAATCTTATTAAACATACGTACATTATAACCACAAAACAGACAAATCAATACTATTTCTGAATCAAATAGCCGCCCAAAATCTTTGCTTCAAGCATGATGGTTTCTTGCTGTTTTTCAGTTAACACCAACTCCCCATTAACACTCTCCACAACCAAAATTCCTATGAATTTATTATCCAAACACTTCACACCTGCACTGTAAAATCCTTTCACGCCTCTGCTCAACATGAATTCTCTGAAGCTCTCATCTTTGATTCTGCTGTGCTGCAAATCAGGTATTCCAAAATGCTCTTTTTCCAGTATTCCCCTCAACATGGTGGTGAACACAGTCACAGGTATGTTCTGTATGGTCTTAATTTCTGAAGAAATGCCTCTTCTGCAGGATTCAAACAACAGAGTAATTTTTTGAAATATTCTGGACATGTCTTGAGGATACAACACCCCACCATTGTGAAACCTGCCAATCCAAACTCTGTCAAAATTATTTTCCTCTCTCAGCACCTCCAGTCTTTCATCAATCTTTGAGTTGTGTCTTATGAATTGTGACATCTCATCCTCCTTTCTCCCCACTTGCTGTGCATCATCATTCTTAATTTTATGATTTAGCCATGAAACCAACATAGGGCTCAATATACCAGTTATAAAGGAAATTATAATAAGTGTTATATTGTGTTGCAAATCAACATTAAAAAGTATATTAGATAACATGATGTCAATATTATTTATTTCTTAAAGCTTGAATTTTACTACATAAACACCTAAATTCTAGATGGTTATAGCAGGTTGCTTGATAGTGAAGAATGAGAGCAAGATCATCACAAGGTGCTTAGACAGTATCAAGAATGTCATTAATTTTCTGTATGTACAAGACACCGGATCAACGGATAATACACTGGATGTGATTAAAAATTGGGCAAGCTTGAACAACATTGATATGGATTGTAATGTTGTGCCTTTTGTGGATTTTGCCCACAACAGAACCAAGGCTTTGGAGAGACTGAGACAGCTCACACATGTGGATTATGCATTGGTATTGGATGCAGATGAAGTCATAGACGTTAAGGGCACAATACCAGCACTGGACAAGGATTTCTATTACACCACATGCAAATATGGCAACATACAGTATCTGAGACCATTCTTAATCAGCAACAAAAAACCATTTCATTACTGCGGTGTTCTGCATGAATTTGTTGATTGCAAAGAGACATACACAAAAGGCATACTTGAGGACGTTTACATCATACCATTTACTGATGGACACCGCAGTGATGATCTGCAAAAATTCAAAAAGGATTCTGTAATACTGGAAGAAGCAATTAGCAGGGAGGATGATTTGTTTCTTAAATCCAGATACACATTCTATTGTGCACAGAGCTACAGAGACTGCAACGAACATCAGAGAGCTTTGGCTAAATATTCTTTGAGAGCCACACAAGGTGGCTGGTTTCAAGAGATATACATCTCTTATCTAAACGAAGGCAGATTGAAGCAATTGACAGGTGAGAGCGCACAAAGCATAATAGATTCTTTTCTAAACGGAATAGACACAGACCCATACAGAGCAGAATGTTATTGTGAGGTGAGCAGAATGTTCAGGTTGACCAAGAAGTACAATTTGGCACACATGTTCAGTGAAAGAGGTCTTGCATGCAAAATGAACAATTCTAATTTATTCTCTGAGCCTGAAACCTATGGATGGAGAATTCTGGATGAATACAGTTTGGCTTGTTACTACACATCCAGATTTGCGCAAGGTCATTCGGCTTTGATCAAACTAATTGAAGAGGCTCCAGATTCAGAAAAAGAAAGACTTAGCAAGAACTTATCTTTTTTTACATCCATCCATGCCTAATTTTTTTCTCAACTTGAGCAGAGTCTTCATGCTGCTGCATGACAAAATCTGCATGGCCAGCTTCTTTGTTATGCTGTTGTGTATGGTTTTGTAGTTTTCTAAAGTGATGAGCTTGTAGCGCTCGAAATCCTCTCCCATGTATTATTTATGGGAATTTGGCCGAATTTATTTTTTCTTCTTTTTGGAGGACTTCTTTTTCTTCTTCTTTACAGGCTTGACTTCCTCAATAACTTCTTCAATTTCATCTATTACCACATCTTTAACTTTTTCGAATTTGCTTGTAACGAAGTAAATTAAATCCTCGATGCTGTAGCGCACAGAATCTACGATGTTGAGTAGAGAATATTTCACTGTATAATATAAATCAACAAGCTTATCTTTCATATTATTACTTATGCGGTGCCATTGCATTCCTTATGTTTAATATATAATATATGCAACACCTATGATTATTAACAAGTTAAATACGTCCCTATGAATATAGGTGTAATTTGTGATGTCAATTATTCTGAGAGTGTGTTTCTCTCCAGCTATTTTCACGCTGTGAATAATTTGTTCAATTCAGTAAAATTAGTCAATAACATTGAAGATTTGCATGATGTGGATCTGCTGTTTTGTGGCAACGAGCACTTCATACCCCACAGGGCCATATGGGACAATGATGCCTTCATTGAACAAGCAAACAAAAGAAACATACCTGCATGCATTTATACTGCAGAATACATACACACTTCTTTGTATCCATGGAACAGAGACATACAAAAAAATCTGGAAAAATTTAAATTGTTACATCAAAGAGTCATTGATGTGGACGATTCAATTAAATTGAACAAGAAAATTGCCAGATGTTGTATATCTCGACACTACAAAGATGCTGTCAAAGCACCAGAAAAAAAGCTCAACAAATGTTTGTTCATTGGTAAAATGTACCCACACAGACAAGTGCTGTGTGATGAATTGAAGAAAACCATAGAGCTGGACATAGCTCCACATGGCAGTAGCTGCTGGAATGATTACATCAACACCTTTGCATCATACCGATTCATTCTGTCACCTTACTCCAATGATAGCAACAGTTTCCATTTTAAATTCTACGAATCATTGCTGGCTGGTTCTATTCCTGTTCATCAAGTTTATGACAATACTCTGGATTTTTACACCACTGAAGCATCATACAAAGATGCCATATACTTTAAGAATGCTGAGGAAGTTGCTGAAAAAATATCCAAATGTGATTTGGAGTGCAGCTTCAACAAGCCCTGGCTGGAAGACGAACTAAAGGAATTTTTCAGTGATATGGGTGTTCAAACTGATAAACAATAGTGTATGAACACAAAAGCCCTCATCAAGACTATGGTGACCCTCGCGCATGTTAGCAAAGAGGGACACCTGGGCAGCTCATTATCAATTCTGGACATTCTCCATGTTCTGTATAAAAATTTTATATTCAACAATGAAGATAAGAACGAGTGCAATCGATTCATTTTGAGCAAAGGTCATGCGTCTCTGGCATTGTATGCT